GGGCTATCCGTCTGATTTGATCAAATTGATGCCTATAGCACACCATTACACCTCCGTGAGCTATAGCTTCCAACGCCATTGTGTGTGTCTTTCCTATTGCTATTCCTCTTGCATCTACTATCATAATTCTCTCCTTTTATTAGTAGCGTATTTCCATCTGTATATTCTCTGTATTAGTGCTTTGTACTCTGCTTTTTAAAAAGTCCTGAACATAACTATCTAGTGTATAGGGTGTTATCAACGCACTTACTTCACTTCCCATAAAACTGTATATGGCATTTTTACGCTCTATTTGTTTAACAGATCGTACATGAAATATATTATTATTACCATCTTTAATTTCCTGTTTCTGATGATTTATTTTGCAGTTATTTAACCTGTGTGCGTAAAATTCTAGGTTTTCATCACCAATAACTATATTAAATGAGTTTGTATTTACATGAGATAACAAACCAATTACTTTGGTTATAGCCCCTTCAGGACTCATCATTGCATCCATGTCACCTATTATTTCAAGTTCCTTTTTTAAATCCATTATTCTCTCCTTTTTATAATTTATGTCTACGTGCATATTCTGCTATTAGTATTCCATCAGCATCTTTATGCTTAGTAATCAGTGCTTTGTGTTCTGGGAAAAAGCGAATACCCACATCCTTACTAGCACTTTTTAACATCTCACTTCCCTTTGTACCATTAGGTAGTAAATCGTGTTGCCATGCGCGACTGTCGAGATAATCATAGGGTATTTCTAATTCTTCAAATACAACAAGAGTGACTTCTAGTGCACGTACCGCAGATAAACTAGCAGAAAATCTAGCGCTGTTGATCATAGGTCTCTCCAAAAACGCTCTTACACTATACTTTCGGGATAACGGTATCAAAATATCCCTTAATTTATTTATATCAATTCTTGATATGTTCTTGGGTTTCGTTTTCTGAAATGATAGTTGTTTAAAGGTGGGTACTTTGAAAAACAGTGAGGGAAAATTGTCCCCCACTATGCCCCAAGTTGCTGTTACGCCGTTATCACATCCACAGTAAATTGTTGGTTTCATTTTAAAACCCCATATGCTTGCCAACGGTACTCGCCTGCTCCACATATGCATCATCTTCTACCATTGCATCTATAATGTCTTTCAAATTCAACAAATCCTCACGCCTTAAAGCGTATACCATATTAACATAATCAACACTGATCATATCTATGAATCCCCGTTGCTGTACTGAGTGTATATGATAATTGCTACAGGTTTTGCTATAAGCAACATCTGCTTTGTGTGATTTAGTTGTAAGTTCTTTTCTGTGTTCATCATCATGTTTTGTGCCCGTTATTTGAATATACCCGTCATCATGGTGATTACGTGCTTCCAACCAATATATGGGGGTATTGTCATTATTTATTGCCTCTTGTATTTCTTTATCAATTTCTTTCATATTAAACTCCTTTATTCATTAGCAAACGCAAAAACACCTTCTTTCGTTTTTGTTTTAAGTTTCTCTGTAAATGATTGTGTGTGCCCATCTTCATATTTAAACGTTAATTTGTCAAGAGTATCAACTGAAAGGGGTTCGAGAGCGTAAACAGGACACACTGTTACTCCTTCTTCTTTTAACCAATCCTTTTCAGTCCAATCGTAGTATTTCTTATATATTTCTTTTGCTCTTTCAGGTGATACAGCACATATCCATGTGTAATCCTCTTCAACTTCATATACATTAAATTTACTCATACTAAAACCTCGGTTTCCTTCTATTTACTAAACTTGCTTCAATCTCTTCCCACTTAGTAATAACTTTATTTCGTAAAGCTTCCTCTAGTTCATTATCATATACATAATCACACATTTCCTCTCGTGTGTACTTATCTTCAGAACTTTCATCCCATTGCAACTTGTTTTTTTCAACCTTTGTGCCCCTCAATTTTCCCGTGGGCGAACGCAGATCATACAAAAAGTCTATGTTACCTGCAATGTCATCAATGCCTATTGAGTAGTCGAGCACCATATTTGCTACTCTAAATGGACGCGCAGTTTTGCTCTTTATGTTTGTTGATTTAATGGGTATTCCTGCACGGCGTTGATACTTTTCATCTTCCATTTCTTTTTTATCTAGTATACCCAATTCTTCAATAGTATGACAATAAAAATCTAATGCTTTTCCACCTGCACGAGTGCTTTGTTTATCATACTTACTTGCACCTATATTAGAACGTAACTGACTAATTATTACCAACACAATATTCTTCTCAGCCAATATAGACATAATTTGTGGGAAAAACTCACCACTTAAAAACTTTGCTTTACTCATAGCATAGGTGCCTTCATCAAAAGCTTTGTCTTTCTTAAACGCTTCGTACCTTTTATCACCACGTTCTATCATTTCTTTTGAAGTGATACCATCTAATGAATCCAGTGCATAAAATCCTATTTCATCTTTTTTAATCGTGTCTGCAAATGCACGTACATTAGTATAAAAGTCCTCAACAGTATCAGATACAAGGGTATCTTCATCTATAAAAGGCCTGTCCATTCCATATATTTTAGCTGAATCAAATGAATCACCTCGTTCAGCTATATCTAGATTCCATTTGAACTTTTTACCTAGTTTTAAGTAGTTTACTGCTATTGACTGTACAATTAAATAGCTTTTACCAACACTCGACCACGAAATTATGTTATACCCTTTACCCACTTTATAGCCCATACCTTCACCACCACCTATCTGTAAATCTCTGATGGTATTTCCCGTAGTGATATATTTTGCTACTTTTTTCGTCTTACCTTTTTCTAATTCTGCTACAACTGTTTTTGCCACAGGTTTCTTTGTTGCCATACTTTTTGGTCTCCTTATGCAACAACATAACATTATTGCTATGTTGTTGCTATGAATTAACTAGCTTTAATACAGTTCTTAAAGTTCTCTTTATGCTCGGCTTTGCAGGTCATACAATCTTCCATGTTAGCATCTTCCATGTTGTCATCACCAAAAACGTGGCCATATAAACATGTCTTTGTGTCTACAACTTCAGGTTCTGGCTCTGGCTCAACTTCTTCTTCAGGTTCAGGCTCTTCTTCAGGCTCTGGTTCTGTTTTAGGTTTTCTCGTAGTTCGTTTCTTTTTAGGAGTCTCTACAGCCACTTCGTTTTCATCATCATCGTCCTCTGGTTCTTCAGGAGCCTCACGTAGCATAGCTTCAATTTCCTCATCACTATGAATATGAAGTAACCCGTCTAAACTGAAGGCACCATGATCAAGCATTTCGTCTTTGAACTCAAAGTCTATTATGCCTTCATCATAAGGTTCTTCTCTGTCTTCAAAATCGAAGTCTTTGTAGTTAAAGAACTTTCCACTCTTAAACGTTTTTGCTTTTGCACGAAAAACTACAGACTGTCCGTCTTCAGGGTCTGTGTAATCAATAGGGTCTCCTGTTTCTGCTTTTGCGGCGGCCTTCTCAAGTAGTTCAGCCATGAAAAAGAAATGCACTTCATCTATAATTTGAATCTGTCCACCATTCTCATCTTCTTCATCGGGTTTTAAATTGATGCCATTCATAATAGCACGTCTTTTTGGTTTGTAGTTGTCTAGTAAATCATCATACTCTTTTTGTGTTAGATTCAAATCCTCTGCTTCTAGTTCTTGTAGTCGTGCTCTTTCTGCACAAATTTTACAAGGTTTGCCAAATGTTCGTTTCTTACAAATTACTTTGTCAAAGCTTTGATTGAAATTCTTGTGTACATACAAATCCAACATGTACCCGTGCTTTCCTGCTTTCTTACCGGGCATTAGATTCGTGGTGTAGGTGAACGGTATAATGTCAACTGCATTATTTCCTGCCCGTGCTTTGAAATATGAACGGTCTTCTCCATCCATATTCAAATAGTTCTGTGCTTTTACTCCACCACTCTTTATATTGTTGGTGTTGGTAATTACTTCCTGTTGTAACTCTTCTTTTAAATTAAATTTTCCCATTTCTTTACCTCTTTAGTTATTTAGTTTTGCTTCTATAGCGTCATTAGTTTTTTGTTGTCTTGCTTCTTTACTGTCTTTAATGCCATTTGTTTTGTCCCTTGGTGTAGCGTATTGCTCACGTCCGGTGAGTATTACTGCATTCTCTAGCCCTTTCTTTCGTTGATCAAAAGCTATTTCTACTTTCTTCATTAACGTAGCATCTTTCTTGGCGTGATTGTACTCCTTCTTCAACGCAATTACTAAGGGGTCTGAGGTAACAAGAGCCAGTATAGCCTTATCTGTTACCTTCATTCCTTCAGGTGCTAACGCATACTCCCCATTCCTAATACTTAGTTCTGTCTGTGCCTGTAGCACGTCTAACTCATCCTTTTTGTTATCTGCCTCCTCTTGTACCTCTGTGCTTGTTTCCGCATATGACAAATACAAACCGGGTTGTGCCTGCCATTCCTCTAGTAGATTATATGAATCTACATCCAAATCGTCATAATAGCTTCCTGTGTCTACTTCTTTGGTTTTCATGTTTTCTCCTTAGTTCTTCCCATGTTTAAGCCTCTTTACACCTGTTTTTGCCCACATACGTCTTATTTCACCATTCTCCATAACAACATAAGCAGGTTTTGATTTACCTTTATCTGCTACAATTTTAGTTTGCTCTGCCATAGTATGTGTTAGCCCAAAATGGATACCTTTTTTGTTTACGTGTTTATTCATAATACTTCCTTTAAATTCCAATCAATATACGTGTCTACGTTAAACCACCGTGTTACCCCATCTCCCACTACTTTTATGGGTTCAGTAAATAGATTTGTGTAGTTGTGCTCTTCTTCAGGCGTATTGTCTATACACTGTGCTACATAATCATTCACCACTAGCTCCATTACCAGTGCATTGTCTACATACACTGGTTCATTCTTGTAAAATACTTCAAATTTCATACATTCTCCTTTAGTTCTCTACCACACATAGGGCAATAATTAATTGATACACTAGTCCATTCGGTTGTAAACACAGACAATTTAGCGCTCTTCGCAGTCAGTCGAATGGAAATATCATCCCGATCATATAATGGCTTTGCCCAACATATAATGTCGTTACAATACTCACACATACTTGCCTTCCTCCTATTTAAATATATTATTTCGTCTATAAAACTTCTTCACATATGGACTCAATTTATTATCGGACGCTCGTATATACCGTGCAAACCCAATACCATCAAGTGTACGTACACGGCTTATCGCGCAATAACATTGGCCACTAGCAAATGTACGGCGTTCTAAATCCACAAAAGCTCTATCAAGTGTCAATCCCTGTGTCTTGTGTGCAGTCAGTGCATACCCTAGCTTGAGTGGAATTTGTTTGTACTCACCACTACTGGTTGCCGTAATCTCTTTTTTAGTTTTGTCATATTTGTGGGTATAACGCTTCCACGTGTAGGGTTCAATAGTATATGTACGGTCATTTACTTCTATTACTACTGCGCCACTGTACATCTCCTTTACTACTCCTATCATCCCATTGTAATAGCCTTTTGAGTGGTTATTTGCACACACCATTACTTGTGCCCCTTTCTTTAGCTCCACACAGTTTGGTGCAATCTTATCTTCATCAGGAAAATTGGTACTATTGCCATAATAGAACTTTGATGGATTGTGATTTAATTGCATCTCTCTACTATTTATACCATTTACTGTCGCGTTTGTCAAGGCAACATGGATAAAAGGATGAGGAGATAACGCACGGAATTCTGACTCGCTCATTACTCTAGTATTCATGTAACTCAGGTCTGAATCCTCTATGGTATTGAATCGAAAAGAATTGAGCACATCTACAAAAGCAGGGTCTCGTTGTCGAAACACTTTATTAAAAGCTATTATCTCAAAATCAAGATCAATAAATGGTGTGGCGTGAAAAAAGAACTTACTCCCATACGTGTCAGCAACATAACTTTTTTCCTCTTTGGTCTTAATAATAGGTGACAACTGACTAGGGTCTCCAATTAATATTAGTCGTACATCAACCCCATTAGTGTAGTTTCTAATCATGTAAACAATCTTGGTGAGTAGGTCACTGTTCACAGCCCCTATTTCGTCTACAATCAAGGTATGCAAGTTTTTGAATAACGGTATAAGGTCTGCTTTAACACTTAAACTATTAACAGGTATTATGGACAACGCGGGTAGCCTAAACAAACTATGAATTGTTGTGGCTTTTATCCCATCTGAGCTCGCATTTACTGCCGCTACTCCTGTGGGGCAACAAACAACCGTGGAATGAGGGTAGAAGGTTTTATTGCAACACATTTTTATAAACTCTGTTTTTCCACTTCCTGCCATACCTGTTATACACATGTGTTTATCCGTATTCTGCAACACGGTTATAGCATGTTCTAGCTTATCATGCATCTCAATATAGTCGAACTCTGGTGGTAGTTTAATCACATTTTTCTCAATTGAGGAACCCTGTACTCCATTCGATTAGTTCCACTAGCGTTAAACACAAGTACCTCACCTGATATTCTATTTGCGTAATTATCCATGGCTTCAACAGCAGTTTTCCCATCTCCATAGGTACTTGTTAACATATTGTCGTTAAGCACCTCAGCAAGGCTATCAAAAGAACACGCATACCTTCCATTCTGTTCTACATAATATATTATCCTTAGACCCTGTCTAATCATCTCTGCAAATTCAACTATATTCATACTTTCTCCTTATTCAATTACTTTGATCGTTCTATGTAACGCAATTATTGTATCCATAAGAATTGCAAAATTTGTTTCTGCCTCATTCTTACTACACTCTTCCCACTGACTCAAGTGCTCTCTATCTTCTTTTATTTTCTTTACATGCACTTCACCATCGGAATCAATATACCATTCAATACCAAAAATGACTTCAAATTCATAGTCTCCAAATCTATCAGTACCCATGTATTGGTATTTTCTATATATGTCCCAATAATCATCATCATTCTCTGGACAAGAATAAGAGTTATTTGAGTATTTATAATATTTACCAATATAGTTTTTTATAGTTGCTACAGTGCCTACCCGTTTTCTTTCACTTAACTCACTACTTGCTTTTCTTCCCTGTGCCACAATAACATCTAATTCCCTTTCGTTTAATTCTTTCATACTTCCTCCTATTTTACTTATTCACACACAAATAACACGCGGTAACGAATTCCGCTTTAGTATACAACATATTAGAAAACATGTCAACCACTACTACAGCCCGTCTATGAAACTTAGTAGAAGCAGGATTCAAAAGTACTGAACACATATACCCTAGTATAGCGTGTCGCATACCTTCTATGTCCTCAGTCGTTTCTTTAATAATTTTTATAACAGCTTTCCAACTACTCTCTCCATATAAAAAAGCTCTACATAAATCTATAACAGTCTTACTCGCTATTTCTTCTTCCAGTATTTTTAATTGAGTGACTTCATCAAATCCGTGGAGTTTATCAAGTGCTACAAGTGCAAGTGCAGGACTACCTTCCGCCTTTACTACAATGACATCAACAACATCAGGAGTAACAATAATGTCATGCTTCTTAGCTGTCTTTACAATATACTTGAAAAGCGTGGGTTTGTCAATAGGTTCAACTTTATATTCTGTAAAACGGCGTCTCAACGTAGGCAATATTTTTGAGGGTGCAGTAGTGCAGATAAAGAAGTATGTCCATGCGTTTGCTTCTTCTGTAGGTTTTAGCATAGCTTCTTGAAACTTACCAGTAGCCCCTTGCGTTTCATCAAGAATTATAACCTGTGCTGTTCCAAGAGGCATATTACCAGCTATCTCTGTAATTTCTCGTGCTATATCTATTCCACCTTTACCCGCTAAATTGTACTCATGAATGTCAATACTCATAGCACCCAATTCTTTCGCCATTATACGTGCTGTAGTTGTTTTACCAACACCCTTTGGGCCTTTTAGCATATAGCAATGAGGGCGATCAGGATTAGCCAAGTGCATGGTCATAGAGTCTTTTAGTAGTTTATTGCCAAGAAGGTCTTTAAAGCTATCGGGGCGTTCTGTTATGTGTAACAACGCTTATCTCCTTTTCCATTTTCTAAATTCATGAGAACTCATATGTAAAAAAGACATTTGTAATCGCCTATCTTCTGCTTGTATTTCTCGTAATTCTTCTTGTAATTCATTTATAGTCTTAATATGTTTTTCTACCCTTTTCTCATCATCTTCTGAATCACGCATTAAATCAGCAATAAACTTTGTTTTCTCCCCTGTATTTAATACGATAACATTTTCATCACACCCACAGAACCCTCCACTCCATTGGTGCTTAATCATTATACAAGGGGCATCCTCATATGCCTTTCGATATTTATCAAACAACTCCACACTTATGGTTACACTTCCATCTACATTTGTTTTCATACTTCCTCCTATTAATCTATTAAATCACTAAAATCTGTCCAATTTTGTGTAATACACAACAGCATCAAATACCCCATCAAATCAGATACATCGTTCTTACGCAATTCACTGCTATTCATAATACGTTTTAATTTATCATCTAGCCTAATTTTTATTCCCTCTGCACCATCAAGTTTACTAAAACAGGTTAAAGGGTTTGTAGCAGAATTACCGTAGCGTTTGTTTTTCTCTATCAGCATCTGCATATGTGATTCATATGTCTTGGTTATTATCGCTTTCAATCTCTTCCTCCTCGTATTCATCTTCCATTTCTAGTTCATCATATAGTTCTGAAGCTGTTAAATCGGGTTTCACCATGTGCCCCCACTATTTGTACCTGCGTTTTAGTAAATAAATCCCAAAAGTAACTTTGTGCAGTAACAGTTGTATTATTCAGTTTTTTATATACATACCCCGAATACGGTTTCTTAATAATACGGTTTATATCAGCACGACTCAACCCATACTCTATCACGTGTTCAAATGCTTGTCCACACACAGTTACATATGCTTGTATAGCTTTTTTAACATTTAAAAAATCATCTGCATATTCAGGAAAATAACTTAAAAACTCTACGTCTTCTCCACTTTGAAGCAACCCAAGTACCTTCCTAACAGTTAGAACCCCTTCCCCCTTTATATGATGAGCGAGTACGTACTCAGGAGACTTTATTTTAATTCTATTGAAATTTTCATCACATACCACATAGCCTTCCTCATCATACCCTAGTTTAGTGCTTGCAGTTATACAATCATCAGCATTGCTAAAAGTATAACTTCGTGGACGATCAAACCCTAAAACACTTGCACCATCTTCAATACCAGTATAATTAAGTATACGACATAAGAAATACATATTAGTTTCGTCATATGGCACTACTACACGGTTATAAACACTTACTATTTCAAAAAGATATGTAGCGTTTTTATTGAATTGCTCAAATATAGGTATCTGATTTGCATAGGTATTTAGCATGTGGTTAGTAACCAGCTCACCAAAACTATTATACTCCCCTATCTGACTCGGTAAATCACTATCAAAGGCATCTATACATCCACTAGTAGCTATACACCATTTATTGTCGTGGTAATAAAAACGGATTAAACTGCCATCTATTTTCTCGGTAATTGTAGCAGAATTCCAATCAATAGCATGTGCTTGGGGTTCGCCTACATTAAAGAAACGATAGAATCCACGACACACAATATCGTAGGTAACAGCGTTTAAAATCACACCCCTACATTGATTTGTTAAATGACATTTAGGGGAGTTAAACTGATGATATTTCAGTAATATCAAACCGTTTTTCTCACTTATTTTCATATTGTAATCGTTTCGCAGTACCTCTAATGCATTTTCTACAGTTCTTAAAAATGTTTGCAAGTCATAATTATCGTATTTCATAAACCCTCCTAGAATTCAGTTAAATACATTCGTTGATCAGCGCAAAGCACAGGTAATCCGAGTTTCTTCCACATACGTACAACTGAAGGACGATCGTCAATAACCATTGTTACATTGTGCTTGTCTTTCACATAGTTTTCATACATTTCTTGTTTCACAACAGTGTCAGGTCGGTTATCTCCTTCATCTCTCATGTACAATTCATTGTACTTAATCATGTTCTCATCTAACCACTTTATGGTAGCGTCACGCCCACTTGTGTCTCGTCCACTAAAAAGTATTAATGTCTCTTCAGTAACAAGTGCATCAAGTATAGTTGCTATATGCCAATACACAGTGTCTTCCCCTACTTTTGTCATATCATATGGACTACGATTTCCTTTACAAGCAAGTGTACCATCTATATCACAGATAACACAGTCATCAAGCTCTTCATCATATTCTACAACAGGTCGTTTATCCATGAACTGATTATAGGTATCTTGAATAACTTTTGCACCCACACCATTAGCTCTTTTGTTGTCTCTAGTAACACATGTCTGTACCTCTGTAGTAAATACTTCTACATTAAAACTCGCATTACATTCATCAGCAATATCTTTCAACACATTGTAATGTTTTTGTGCTAGGTTTGTATCATCAACAACGACGTTATATCCTGTAGTGAGCCAGTGCCTTATAAGCATATTTCTAATACGTAACACTTCTTTTTCATTGCCAGTGGTGTAACGCCCTCCATCTACCATAGCACGTAGATCGTCTTTGTTCACTCGCTTCCACTCAGTTTTTTCACAAAGCTCTTTCGCCATTTTTGTTTTCCCCGATGCTTGTAAGCCCTGTAGCATTAATAATTCTTTCATATCTCTACTCCACAAACAGCCCCACCAAGATATGTGTAGTATTCAAGTAACTGACTAGGGGTAATTGTACGATCATAACTTAGTTCTAGGCTCCCAAGATGCTGTATACTCTCGTAGTATTTTGTAATTTTTCTAGGTGGGTACTTTCCCCCCTTGTATATTACTTTGCATCCTAGTAAATCTCGTAATTCTTCATTATTTAAAGGTCTGTATTGTTTAACAGGTTCTATGTACTCTGCTATAAATTTATAACGCACAGTACCCGTGCTGAATGGGTATGGGCTACTTCTACTTACTCGTAATAACTCAAAAGGTTCTATTTCACAAATCCTTTCAAAATCCTCAAGGTAATCACTTCCATATACTTTTTTACCAATTAGCCCTGTTACTCGTTTATCAAGTGGATGACAGATAATGTCTTCTGGTTTAATATTCACTTCTTTCTCCTTTATTTTTTCTAAATAGACTTCAGCACATACATAAAGCCAATTGCTACACCCTTCTATACCGTAATTAGTAAATATATTATGGGGGTGCATACTAACGGTTGTTTCTGTTGATACTATTGTTACTACCGCATTTTCATGCCCCGGCTGTGAACCCACATACCTTACTCTCTCACCTATTTCAAACTTCATTTTCCCTCCACTGCTACACTATTTATAAAATGACAATTATCAAACATTACTGGCTGTAGCCATTGAGACTTCAACACAGCTTCTAAATCATTGGTGTGAAAGAAACCAAGTAACACATTTACATCTATTTTAGCAAATATATATTGTAGCTTTTCCCTCGATATTACTTTACCTGTCATGGTTCCGCGATAAAACACAAAGTCTTTGGCAAGTATTTTATCAGTGCCATGGGTTACATATTCCACTCCGTCTTCTTCTATAATGTCGTAGTAGTCTACTGTAACAAGTTTACGTGTCATTTTAAATCCTTACTTCTTTTATCTGTTGCTTGATACTTAAAACTACTGCTTCAGCCTCACTTAATTCATTTTCTAACCTTTTACTTTCAGTTGTAACAGGCATGGCATACCGCCACCCCATACCATTCATTTGTCGATACCTATTTACTGCAAATTCAATAATGTATATCTGAGAGCATTTATTTGTAACAGGGGCTATATCAGAGACATAGCATAGCATAGCACGCCCTCTAGGTAAACCCCGCATCCATTCAGGATAGTCTTTAATATCCACTGTAATATCCACTGTAACATACTCTGGTTTCACAGGGTCTAGCCATTCATCTGAGCATGTGTGTGTATCTTTTAAATTAAACTGTATAACGTATTCGTCGTTAATCTCATCACAATATATAATCACTGCTACTTCATTATTATGTGTTATTTCACCATACCCTGTGTACACCACTTTGTCGCCTTTTCTATATTTCATTTCTTTCTCCTTAACTATATTTAACCGACTTTCATGACATTCCCACGTATCTTTATCAGCAAACCGTATTATACATATACTTGTGTTACTGTTATAATTAGTAGAGTACCCTATTACTGTAGCGGTTTCTCTATTTCGTCCTTTTACACAACGTCCTGTGTATTTTACTTTGTCACCTACGTTAAATTTCATACTGTCTCCTTTGGAAAAAGTCTATTCATTTCGTTTGTGATAGTTTTATAGCAACTAAGGGGACTGTCTTCCCATCTCCCTATTTCCACACACAGACTAGAGTTAACTACAAGTGTGCTTATATCCGAATTATCATACTCTATTTGATTGATAGCATCAACTACATGATGCAAAAATCCCATGTCTTCATCAATCACTAAAACCTCTAACTTACATACTTTCATTTTCTACCCCTTTTCTTTATCTCAGCTATTTCCCAATTCTCAGGCAAGTTCTTCATTTCTTCTAAAATAGTATCAAAAGCTACGGGCTTATAATCCCAAAACTCACAATTCATATTTAGCATCTTTCCCACAGGCGTGATGCGTGGGGTATTGTTGTGTATGTGTCCATATAGATTAAATGATGTAGCTACATGGCTTCTGTACCATGTCATCATAGGATGGTGACTTAGTGTTAAATGGTGCTCCCCAATTTTTACTACCTTTTGCATAGCCACTGAATCCCATGCTTTATGGTGAATTACTTTCCCCATACGATGATCGTGATTACCTATTATAAGGTGCATAGTAATCCCATGTGGTTTTCGTTTCATGAACTCTAGCGCAGTAGATTGGTTCCACGCTAAATCACCTAGAATATATAAATTACTTCCCTTAGGGATATCAAATATATTTGTCATCAATACTTCATTCATTTCCTCTATAGAATCAAAAGGTCTATCCGACATTTTAATCACATTCTTATGTGAAAAGTGGGGGTCACTTAGGTAATAACTATCACTCATATCATGGTCTCCATAAATGCTTCTGTGGTTTGCTCCCAACAACTAGGTTTAGTCCCAAATTTATCTACTGGTAATCCAAATGCATGGGCATCAGCAATTACTTTTGGGGTTAGTGCGCGAGCACAATCAAGTGCATATAAACAAGTTTTATAAAATGGGCAAAAACTTCGGTCTCGATAACATATCATAATTTTCTCCTTTTACTATCTCTATTCTACACGATACAGCAGGTTGTGTCAACCCCAATTTCAAGAACTGATAAACCTTCCTGTGTTGCTAACTCATTTTCTACATAAATATAGGCAATATCCATAGTGTTCAGCTTCTTAACATTTATCCATCGTTTGTTCTGCTTATAGCTTTTAGGCATTTCATGGTTCTCATCAACAACTATCGGACTGCCATCCTGTTTGCGTAATATCCTTCCTGTGTTGTAATCGTATAATATAATCAAGTTTTTTTGTCCTTTTTGTTCTCATAATTTCTACATCGTACTCAAAGTACTTTTGTTGTGCTTTTTCATCTAAAAAATCATATAGTATCCCACCTATAATCATGCTACGTGCCATTGACTTAGCAGGTGGCAAATCCTCATATACCTTCTTCCAGTATTCGTCCCATCCACTGTCTTCATATATGTTGTATATTTTCATTCTAAAATTATATGCATGACAAACATGACGGCTATAGTTCTGTCTAAAGTGTGTCCACGCTATTACAGACACGGCTAGTGCGAAACCAATTACTATTATCATCTACTTCGTATTGCTCCCTTTTCAGCCATCTTATTCCATGGCTCTCCTACTTCTGCTTGCTCATATTTTAACTCTAATGGTACTATAATCCATTTCCACTCATTAGTCAAGTCCTGTAAACACTCTTTTACAATAATATGAAAAAAGTCTTCTTCAGCAGGTACTACACATGCTACAATAGAGTCATGTACTTGTCCTGTTAAACGAGTATCCATTTTCAACTCTTTTAATCTCGCATCTATTCTCAAATATAAACTCAATAAACAATGAAAAGCACTACCCTGTGTTTCAATATTATGTACTTGATTACGAGTACGAAATGTTGTTGACCTAAAACCTGTATTGAAATCTATATACCCTGTTTTCAAATACCGTTTATAGTTGGCTTCTCTCCATTTACCAAATACCCCAAAGCGTTCTTCCCAAAACACTCGTTCAGCCTCCATCACTAATAACGTATATTGTCTCAACGTCTTATACCCTTTTGATGCCAAATGGATTTTGCTTTCCTTAGGCATAGTATCCCACAGCGTTTTCGCACAATTCACATAGTACGAACCAAATTGTTGACTAAAGGTAAAGCCCCCCTTTGTTGCTTGACGTTCCTCTTCTAATAAATCCTTTTCAGTTCTTAAAAATAAATCATAAGCGGTATCAGTATGCATATTGTTTAGTTCAGGATGGGCCAAATATTCTAGCATCTGTGGGTCTTTGTGTAAACAAGCCCCTATATTCACTTCTAATGAACTAAAATCCAACTCTTCTAAAAACGTGTTCTTATCGGGAATAAACGTAGAGCGTATATACCTTTTTGCTGATTTGTTTCGTTTGGGTAAATTTTGGAAGGATATAGCTCCACTCGAAGAATTGTGTACACATATCTCGTTTGCAAAAAAGTTATGAAATTCTTCTACTTCTATATCGTATACATCTACCACTTTATTTATCCACTCTACATTCGTTATTACATGATTTCCGGGAACAAATTCACCAAACTGATTAGCCCATTTTCTGTTGTATTCTATTCCATAAATTTCACATAGTTTTTTTAATTTATAATAATTGTGCCCTATTACTTTACTTGTATCAGTTAAACCCATAGTTTTTAAATACTTGAGTAACTTATTCTTAGAAATATATCCACCATTTTTGTCATACCTAATCTTTATGACATCATATTTTATATTGTATAGTTTTATTGCTCTTTTCATTACATCGTAACTATACTCAGCATGAGTGGGTAGCCCTTTTGCCTTAACCAAAGCACGTATACATTGTATTTTATTTATCTTAAATCTTGGTACTGGTACATACACAATATCCCTTGCTTTTGGATGTGAGTTATCTGTAGTAAACATCATAGCATCTTTGTCATAAACATATTTATCCAGATGTTTGGCAACCCCATGATGATACCCATGTGCTTCCTTTGTTGTTTTCATTAAATTGGTAAATGAGTTGTCTTTATGATTCCAATTCAAATGGTGAATCACATCGTCTGTAATTAACTTCTCTTTTGAAAATTGCTCATATATTAATCTATGCTCTATTACACCTTTTCCATGTTTTAGATGCCCTGTAAAATTTAATTTATCCCCACTGCGAGAACATGATAATGTGCGTGTCTTAGCACTGTGCTTGCTATCTGCTTCTGTTCTGTGGTCTTTATCAAGTAAATGCTGTGCTTCTACATAGCTTCCGTCTATTAACCTTATTTTATGCTCAGGTGTTACATCAACATACCCACCACCATGTTTCCCACCACCTTTTACACTGTAGTGAACACGTACCACTTCCCTGTGTCCAGTCTTCCCCGCCCACAACACTTTTCTTATAGCAGGCTGTTTCGTATCTGAAAAGCAGTAAACATAGGCCCCTTCACGTACTTTTTCTATGGGAATACCATCAGGATGTTTTTCATTATCTTTACAAACAAGCACCTTAGTCCCTTCTGCTACGCAAGACCTGAACGTAGGCACTACATTGAAATTAAAACTAGGATGTATGTAATTATCAAGAGTGTTTTTCTGTATACCATCTAAATATGTTGATTTGATCTTCTCCAACTTCCTATATTTTAATAACACATCCAAAAACTCTGAGGGCTCAATCTCCCCTAGTTTCTCCAATGCTTCTGCATCTGTTGATGGTTGTTCTTTCTTTGTGAACTTGGTCGGCGTACAACCCATGATAGTATATAACAAATGACTTAAATCAGGAGGGGATGCATGATTAAAAGGGGTTGGTTTATCCCATAGGGCTACTTCAGGTGTCTCATACAATATCTCATGCATTACCTCTAGTTTTACACCCACTTCTTTGAGATTACGCTCAACAGCTACAACATCTATCTTCATGCCTCTGTACTCTGTGTCAGCAAATACTTTTGTAGCATCCATAAACAATTTAATACCTGTTGCTATATGAGGCATAGTGGCTATAGCTTTCAACTGTGCTTCATATAACCACGCTGTGAACAAACTATCGTATGCACAATAGGTGAGTAGTTTATCGGCAATGAGATGTAGCTCCCCTCTTTTCTTATAATAGTAGAGTTGATTAAATGCGTGTATAGTGTCTTCATTGGATTCCCATAAATATTTTATGTCGTCATCATACCCTATTATACCAAAATGTAGAAATGACTGGTATTTTAAACTCGTGATGCCTTTAGTGTTATTTATACAATGAGCATTTATCATAGTGTCAGCAACAATACCTTCCGGAAAACGTCCTGTCAACGCCTTACTCCATATCATCTCAAATTTAGCATTATGTGCTACCTTAGAAGTGTCAGACTGTAAGAACTTGGTCACAATTTCTTTTATCTCAGGAGTAAGCAAAAATACAATAGATTTATGAATCGTGGCTATACTCATACAAATGACTTCATGACCCTTTCTATAGGGCTGTAGTCCAGTTGCTTCATAGTCAAAAGATTTCACCAATGGACTGTCTATCATTTCTGTTATACCTGCTATAATATCCTTGGTATTACTGAGTATGTGTATTCTTTCATCAGCAAGAGTTTGGTAGTTTACAAAAGAAGTGAAACGTATTGCTTTACGAAATGCCTGCCCCATCTTTAATAAAATTACATTGTTTCGCTTCTCTACCACGAAATCATGTACGCTATATGTGGGGTATACAATAGTGGAGCAATCTAACAACGGTATAGCATTATTTTCTAGTTTAGCCATTTCTCCGCAAGGTGTACTATTTCCAAAAAGCACAGTCATAGCAGTAACGCCCATAGCTACTACACTTTCAAAATTATGATCGTTTATGAACGTTTTTAATCTATTCCTACAGACGGGTATCGTAGATTTGTTAAGAACTGAGTGACGGCATTGTATTGCATTTATTACACAAATATCCGAGAACTCAATACCTGATGAAACACACAATTCTTTGAGTACTTCTAAGGTTTCTCCACTAGCAACCTTGTGGCGTCTGTCAGCAAGTCTGCTAGGACTATCTATAACAACTAACAACTTGCTATTTACATTCCCCATAGGCACCATCTTGGGACTGTCACACTGCTTATAGAGTCCACAACTCTCACAACTATACTCCACTTCTCTCACGGTTTTAACTGCTTTAGGTTTTACTAGTGTGTCTGTCTCAGGCATTATGTCGAAAAAGCTTTCCACTATTTCTTCCTTAATATTTTAATAAATAAAGAACTGACTTCATTACGTGCACACAAAAAACATCCTATCTTATCCTCTAGTAAATACATGGTACCTTCTCCTGCTTTCAAACACTTTAAAAACATATCCACTGGTATAGTATAAATATTATCTTTTACATTTTCACTGACGTAATCCACGTGCTCAGTAATTTTATCACCACTTATAGACGCTATAGTCAGGTCTTTATTAGTGCGTAGTGAAAATACTTGATGTTGATCATCATTCACACTGGTACTAATTTGTACACGGTTGATAGCATCAAGCACAGCCTGTGTGTCGGCAATAACTATTTTATGAGTAAAATCTGACTTAGGAGCGAGGACTTGATTAATTACATTTAATGGATACTCCATACCAATACGTAGTTTAAACCCTATTATTGCTTCATCGGTATACACATATAGAAATCCTTGGGTAATGGCATAATGTGTGAGATTTTGTAGATTGATGATTGTTTCACAGGCTTCACGTGGTAGCCAAAACGATGTGCCAAAAGGAGAGGCTATTTTATACACTCCTATATCACGTGCATTCAACATATATGCTGTATCGTCATCGACATAAACCCCACTTACTGCTTTCTTGTGATTCTGAAATCTGACTATTCCCAACATTTCCAAGAAATCTGTGGGTAGTGGTGTGCGTACAAGGTTATCAGGGAATACTGTTTTCTTATAGAGTGCTAATGCATCTTCTTGCTTACGAAAACTTGCTTTATTTCTGCCGTATTTCACGAGTACAAGACTTGGGTCATCAATAAATATAGAATCCTCTACTGTAATTCTACTCAGTAGTGTACCAAATTTCTGTGCATCGATACTACCTGTTACTGTTAAATCTGTTACTGCTTTTACTGCCATCAACCCATTGTATGCAAACACTTCCTCGTTTTCAAAATACAGGGTGTTACTACCTGCTAGTTGTGTGGCGTTCTTAGTTGTTGCTTTTAACGCTAATTCAATACTGTTCATATTTTCTCCTTTATTTTATCTTAACACCATTTGTGGAAACATGTCAACACATATTTCCATATAGCGTTTCGTATCCATAGAACATATTACACATGGGTCAAGCACATTGCGTATCTGTTGTTGTTTGTCAATACTATATGTTTTCAGTAACTTTTGTACACGCTTTTCCCCTGCTTCACTCAACACATACCATTCTTGGGTCTCAAAGAAATCAGAATTAATTATTGTGTCCAATTTATTAGTACCTTGTAACGCCATGATCTGTTTACTTATAAACCCCTTTTTATTTAATAGCGCTATAACATCTATAGTTTTTTTGGTGTACGCTCCATAGTCTGTGGCTACAAACTTTGTTGGTCTCATGGGTATACAATCGCTTAACCACATGTATGTTAAAAACACATTAGCATTCCATAAGAACTGAGTAGACGCTTTGTGTGTGAAATAAAGTACAACTAAAAAAGTATCCTCTAATGACAGCATAATAATTTCCTCATGTCGTCACTACGTCTCCATTCTAAAATAGCCTTGTAGTCATACTCTTCATAGGGGATTAAACTGTATAGCCGAGGATTTGTGTTATTAAATCTATATAATGATATAATTGAAGCCTGTGTTTCATCTGTGTAAATATACAAAGATGATGCATTCCAATTGTAATCTCTGTCTACATATATTTCATACCCTAAATCATGTAAATGATTCAACACATCTACTTCATATATACAAGGTATGTGTGCTTTAAACGGTATAAATTGCATTGCTAATCGACTTATTATCATATTATTCTCCTTGGTATTCGGGTATATCTTTCTTCCACCTACTATCTATATACGTTCTTCCCGTGCCATAGCTATATAGCACTACTACTTCATCCATTTCCGTGTATTCTCCAAATCGTTCAGCGGTAGCCGTAATTCTCATAATACCTTGTTGCTTTTCTTCTATAGTTTGATTCAATATAAATAGTCCTGACACATGGTGTAACTTCCTTTTGTCTTCAGCAACATTTGCACCATCACCATCTTTGCGAATAGCTTCCCCATTTAAGTGACTAGCTGTTATTACTGCACAGTCAAACTCTTTAGCCCAACCTTTTAGTCCCAACCATGTGTTGTTTGTTCGGTCTCGTGCATCATAGCCCTGTCCCACAATCATATCCGCGTAGTCAACAAGAATAACATCAGGAATAAACCCATACAGGTATTCAAGTGCTAGGATTTCATCATGTAATTGCTCCAACGTAGTACTATTTCGTACCACTAATCGTAGTGGACTACAGCGTACCCGTGCTTTCTTCTGCCACTTCGTAAAATTGGTTTCTGTTCGTTGATCAAACTCTACTTCTTTATGTAGTATTTCATTGGTGTCATCAGCAAAAAAAGGGAGAGTATATGCTCCTTCGTTACGTGGCTTACGTACAAAATTATTAAGCAGTACTTCACTCACTTCTGGTTTAGTCATTTCAAGTTCAAAAAGCAGTGCGTTACATCCTGACAAGCTTGCTATATTAGCTGTTTGTGCCAGCCACCGCGTTTTACCCCGTTTAGCAATTCCTGCATAGGAGTAAAGATTTCCTCGTCTAAACGCCCCCATGTATTTGCCAAGCACTCCGGGCATAGAAAATACTTCTTGTTGCTCATTGTTGAAAATATCTGAAACTATTTGTGTGTCTTCCCATAAATTTGTTTCTTCATGATCAATACGTGCTACTTTGTTATAGGACATCACCAAATTCTCGGCTTTGGCTATATTTGATGTCAACAACGATTTCTCAAGTTCTTCTATGAGTAACGTAATCTTTCTTTCACTTATATAATGACGCGCACGGTCTATCATGTAGGGTACATTGTATTTGTCTTTAATAGCATAGGTATCACTCACGTGCTTCAACACTTTTGCGATAATAGCACTATCTGCTTCTGTTAAACTAGTTTTATGTTGCGCATAAATCTCTTGTATGAATTGCTTTGGGGCTTCGTTGTACTGTTCATAATACCCTAATACCCAGCCAAGTATGGTTTTACTGCTATTAGCCTGCAAGTGCTTTGCCAACACAATCCCATTTATTTGTTTAATAAACTCATCTGATACTATCAAGCCAATAAGCAGTTCTTTCTCAGGTGTCATGCGTAGTGCTTTTGCCACTATTTATTTCCTTTATGTATTAGTTTTGCTACCACCCCATTTACGGTACGTATCTTAAAACAACTTTGTAATGGGTTGCGTTCTACCACGTAACCACGTGCCCACAAATCAGCAAGTGACGCCGCAGGTGTTGAGCCACGAGGATACCCATCCCATTTGTCTACTACAATTATAGAGGCGAGATGTGCCCAAAAAGCATTACGTGCATCTGCGGTAATATCCGTCCCTAGTGTATAGCATAAAGCCTCTGTAACGCATAAGAAGTTCCAGTAGCACATCTTTTTACCTAAAGTGGTGCATACACACGTTTCTGCGTCTTCGAGCCAGTCAGCACCGATTATGTGCGTCTCACAGGGTGTGGGTACAACTTTCATAGGATTTATTAACTTAGAGGGCAAATATAGATATTCATCCCATTTGCAATTACTAGCATTATCACACTCTTTTCTATAAGGACATTTTTTCTTCAACACAGCTCTACTATCTTGTACATACTTCATATCTACTTCCTTTATACAAAAGAGGGGTGCTTTATTTAGCTCATGTTGTTGCCCACACCCCTCTAATGCTTTATACCATAGTCTTCCCTACAATGCAGAGAGTAATGGCTTTCCACACGATTAATGGCAACTCTTTTAAAATGAAACCAATTCAATAAAATATACAAGAACATCACACACATATTCTTTACTAGGTGTGTCACCTGTACTAGTGTTAAATATAATAGTCACTTTATCCCCTACTCTTTCGATAGACCCTACAGTTTCTATTGGAAACCATATTTCATGATCTTTTGTTAATGTAATTTTAATCATTTCTTTCTCCTTTTAATCTTAATTATTTTTCAAGTACTCCACAAGGACTACCATCTAAAAAAGTCCAGCTATCTAATAATTCTTGCAAAGACATTTGTCTCGCACTATTACTAGTGATTATGTTATAAGCACCTACCCATATAACAATTGCAAAATATTGAGGTTTTCCCTTCATCATAATAGGACGCCCAATAATATTTGCCCCATCTGCCCATGAAAAAGGTTTGTATACTTTTAGTGGTATGGGTTCAACTACTACACAGTCACACTCTCTTACACAATATGTACCCGTGGTTTCCCCTATTGCTACCTGATAAGTGTCATAGCCATCACGTGCAGTTACTTCAAATACACATCCTACTAACTATCTATACCAGAATACTTTATCACTACATCCTGTAATCTTAATTTTCATACTGCCTCCTTTTAATAATGCACCATCATAAATTCATATCCACTTTCAAACCCTCTGCTGTAGTACTGTGGTGCAAAAAGTGGAACACTAAAGTTCTGGCTAAGATTTTCTGCACTTGAGTAATTATAAAACATTGTCTCCTCATCTAATAGCAATACTGCATTGTGTGTCCCATATACGGGGGTATTTAACAATGTAGTATTGGCTCTTAATTGCCCAACTACTTCATTAAACTGTGGCTCAGTCAATGTACTGAAATCCATTACTCCGTCACCTTTGTACATCATACGAGCTCCGCGTATTTACCCATAATATGCTTTATTTCTTTAATAGCCTCAACACGCGCTTTTAATGTGTTATCATACATGACGCTATTTCTATTATATAGAACAGCAGGTGTCTCACAATTACTATCTGCCCCATCATACGTTTCTGTTGATACGCTTAATAGTATATTATGTTTATTAAAAACGTATTTTATTACATGTTTTGTATCATATTTTGTAGAAACATAGGTTTTATACACCTTTATCTCATTATCATGTAATACATATTGCGTTTCTTTAAACCCATCACTATCTACCTTTCTGTACTTCATATAATCTAATCCATCTAGTTTATACTCTACCAAATCACAGGGTCTAACCCCTTCATTTACTTTCATACTAACTCCTTTTTTGCTACATCAATAACTTCATTAAGATACCCGTTTCCACAAATATAGTCAATAGGTCGTACATTCTTATTTTTAGCACGTTCCACAAAATCTATGTGCATGTATAGTCTACACATTCTATATAAATCCATCCAAGCATAATCAAACCCCAAGTCATAGGTATTACAGTATTTGGCGACAATGTCGTGTAGTGCTCTACGGTGTTTGGGTACGTCTTTAGTAGTGCTTTGAATTCCTAGTCGTTTCTCTATTGCTGTTAAACGATCTAATATTTGTTGTTCCATGCTTCCTCCTTGTAAAAATAAAAACGCCATAAGAGATTCGAACTCTTACCCTGAGATTGGAAATCTCACATGCTAACCGTTAAACACCAATGACGCGTGGTCGGGCAATTTTGTCAATCTCTCTACGGCTACCCCGAATCTCCTTAGTTCATTTGGGAATGACCCAACCTCTAACAGGAACAGAGTACGATTCTGTATCTACGGGTCTATGAATCCCGTGCTCTACATTGAGCTATCCTGCTATGAATCAGTTTTATCCCACCCACCTATAGAAAGTGGGACTAACAATACACTGGCATACCGGAAGCCTTATGTTTTTTACATGGGGCGTGTCTACCGCCATAACATTCAAGATTTAAGCCACACCATCCACCGTGTACTTGAAACGACCCGTCCATCTTTGGTAGCTTATAACGAAAGCGTTTTTAAACCAACATCTTCAAACGCCCTTTCGGGTAAAGGCTACAGACCCATAGGCTATGTAGCTCAATCCACTTTGTAGAACCTAACAGCTCATCTAAGCCATTACAACTTTGATTTTGGATTCTATACCTCAAGGACTCTGGTTTGTTCTACAGTACTATAGTCCCTTTTTCTGCGACTTTAATTGTATGGGGGTGGTAAATTGCTACCCTTATAAAACTCCACCAACACAGCTTCCATACACTGTGGTGGCTTCAACGTCTACTAAATACAACTAGTGTACTTACTGGAAGTGAGGGCATTGCAGCCCTGTCCTATAAAATCTCAGGCTGTTTTCTCGTGCATTTAACCTTCAAATGACTTTATAGTCGAAACTATTACACTCCCTTCTTCTAAACGATTCTCCATTCATACACACTATTACCTGTTTTAAACTTTATGTAGTTTTCAGTTTCCTCAATAATTTCAGTTATGTAGCTTGTTTGCCACCAGTCTTGATGGCACATTGTACGCCCTATAATACTTCCTACTCTTATTGCTACCCCTACTCGTGGGCGTCCACTGTTTTCAAACTCTATATCCCCATCTGCTTCCCACAGTAAAGTACTCATACCACCCCTGTCGCCAGCATCATCTCCAACTCTTTTTAAACTATACATCTTACCCATTCCTTTTCCCAAAAATGATTATTCCACTTCTTTATCTGTAGAAAATGTTTTTGTTCAATTTCCAATTTATACTTAACAACTACTGTCCACCAAGTTTCATCCCCACCCAGTGTTATCCTAGTGTCTGTTTTAACATCCTTTTTGTTAGGTAGCCACACAACCGTTTCTGTAGTCAAATCAGTTTCGTGTCTTTGTAACAAATACTGTACAACTTTCATTTAATTTGCCGTTATAACAAAAACCAGATCATATTCATACAAATCTGGACTTAATTCATAAGCAACTATAGTATAACTGATTGTAAATATTTTGTCAACCCCACTTGTTTTTACCCCATTAGCAAGTATTTCTACTGCTGTACTGCTTAGTGTTATAGCTACTCCATCATACTTCGCGGTGTAAACAAGTTCCTCTGCTGTGGCATTGCCAATTAATTTACCTGCGTTTGTTGAACTCACTGTTATATTATATCCAGTGTTTGCCTTTTCAGTAATAACTCCTATAGTTGTATCAACCACAGTTGTTGTTAAATCCAATGGTAGGTTTTGCTCTGTAAACGTAATCTCCACCGCACTAGGTATAGTGCCTGTTAGCGACACTGTTGCTGTTGCCCCAAATAAACCCATAGACAACAGTATTACTACGCCTATCATTATTAATCTTTTCATATAATCTCCTTTTTGCATTTATACCCTATAAGACATATCTTTGCAATATACCCCACAGGGGCTATGTAATCTCTATCTGTTCTCCTGTTTCTAGTACTCGTACTTTTAGGGTACACCTATAGTCATAGTGATTTCCAAGCCGATCCCCAATTATTACAAAATAAGGGAGCTCACACTTATATTTTTTTACACACTGCACGATACTACCTGCTCGTGCGCTTGAATGCATGGCAACAATAACTGCTACTTGACCACCTTCCAATTCATTCATTGGAATAATCCGTTTACCAATCTCTTCTACTAATTTACTTCCCATTTGTTTCTCCTTTTTAATTACACATATACCCTTGGATTGCTGTGAGACGCACGAGGTGAACCCACACCAGACTTTATACAGAAAGTTATACAACTATACTACTTTAGTTATAAAGTCTCATAGAGTAGCGTTTTTACGCTCAAACTCAACAGCATATTTTCTGCTCTTTGCTTTAAAACCTATGTGCTGATCTGTAGTACTTCTCCACACCACGCCTTCACGTTTGACGACCTTGCCATTGTTTTTAAACACAGAGTCGCCATCGGCTTCCGCAAGTATTTCTTCAAGTGTTTGTGGTAATTTACTAGGGAGTATAAAAGGCACCATTTGCAATTTAGTTATTTCACAGAAACGTATTAAATCATCTACATTGAGTACTTGACCCGTATCCACCTTAGTTACTTTGTACACAAATAGTTTTTTGTTGGTAAATCCATAGATATTGCCTTGAATACCTGTGCCACAGATTTCACCCTGTATACACCAATTACCTCGTATGTCTTTTAGGATGGCCTCTATATTTAGTTCACGTCCTAATGTCTCCCATGTACCACCGCCTTTATTATCTCGCATTACATTATGAGAATACACACGGTATTTCCCCTTAACCAACATATAGCTTACTGCTTGACCCTCTAGTTTCTCTGTTTTGTAGAAAAGAGTGTCACCATAGTTAGCCTTGTATTTATTGAACAGCTTTTGTATGTTTGTTTCATCAGATTTCTGCACTGTAGCGGGATAGTTTTTATTCACACGCTTCTTTAAAAACAGTTTTCTGAAAAAGCTATAACGCAATAACATCTTCATAAATCGTGAACGCTTCTTAGTGCTACTGGTTGCCCTTTCTTTCAGTTCCTCAACATCATACTTTTGTACCCCCAATATTTCAGTGACATCTACCCCTTCTTTTACCTTCGTGGATTCGGGTAAAATAGATGTATTAAACACAATACCACTGCTGTATTCTCCTGACATTTTCATATTTTTGATGCGAAAGCCTTGGAAACCCTCACTCCAACACCGTTTTCTTAAAAACTCAAACTCAGGTCTTACAGGTAAAATGGTATCGTATTCACAAAATACTACTAAATCACCTACTTGAAACTCATTTTTCCCTACTATTACTGGATAGTTTTCTACTGTTGCAAGCTCAATTCTATCCTTGCCTTCTATAGGGCGCAGTGTTTGTATGACTGCTATTTTTGCTAAATCTCGCACCCCATCCCCCTTACTATTTCAATACCATTCGCTTCTAGTTGGTTTTTTTCTTTCTTTGTCACATCTATAACAATTGTTTGTTTTATTTCAGAGTAATTGTCCCAAACTTCACAAACAAAAGCTAACTGAGCCAAATAAGCAGTTTCAGTATCACCACTTACAGCCATAACTTTTTGTTTATAGAACCCCACAAGAATACGACTCACGGCTTCACTCTTATTTTTATTCCATACCAGCACTCTTTTTCGCAGTAGTAGTGAAGCAGGGTTAATACGGGTAACTTCAGTTATTGAACGTACTGTCCAATCAGCCCTCCATTCATCACGTATCTCAGCATTTCTTTGAGAAGAAAATGTATATAGTTTTACTGATACTCCACGTCCATCATATTTACCAATTAGTCCTTTATAATAGCCTACAGCCCCGTCACTTACTCTTTTATAAATTTGTCCCGTGAATAGTTTACTACTCATTTTAATGCCTTTATTGCCTCTTGTGCAACTACCACCATTGCTTGAGCATCAATAAGAGCTTTTTCAGCAATAGCTTTTTCTGGACTTATTACAGGAGTTGTTACAGGAGTTGTTACAGGAGAAGCAAACAACCATTCCTCACCATCAGTATCCGTAAAATAACCCTCAGTAAATGAATGAATATCTTCTACACATTCACAGCTTTCTTCATCAAGAATATTATTTACATCAGATACCCAACAACTAATAACTTCATCACGCGGAATAGCTTTCAACCAATCAGGAAAATCTTCTATTTTTGTGGTAGTATATGATGGGATTAGTTTAATGTTTGGAGGATTTTTCACTTCCACATACCCTGTGTCATCACGTTTTACCCATACAGTGCTTTTTTCTACTTTTTCAACCACTCCTGTATCTCCTTTACTTCCATTATACCCACCACTATCACCATCATTAGTGTACACTACTCTATCACCTTTCTTAAACACATCGTCCTCCTCTGTTATTAAATCAATTCTGAATTCATACATATTAAGTACTCGCCCTTTGTCTGTTTTTATGTTCACAAATGGCATACCTTTATTACTACCTGTACCTACATCACCATCGTATTTTACAAATGTAGCCTTTTCACCCGCTTCAATAGCCCCGTACTTACAATTTATTACTACTCTGTCACCTGCTTTGAACCTCATAATTTCTCCTTTGTTATTAAATATTCTATGCATTAATTTCAATGAATCAAACATGTTTTTGCCCACAGCTTTTATTTCTTGGGGTATAGTGCTTTGTACCCCTCCAATAAATTTAGACGCTATTTCACAATTCTTATATATGTCGGGAATAGGTAGGGGTTCATCTATTACAACATTTGTGTATGATTGTCCTTTCATGAGGGGTACTGCTTCAAACCATGATTCACGCACATGATTTTCATTTAGCCATTTATTTGCATATTTTAATGATTCTTGATCGTTTTCACAACCCTTAGACAATGCATATAATGGACAATCATCACAGGCATAGCCATAATTATCACACGTGCCTTCCCTTGCTTTAATGTCTTCAACTATTTCTCTGTTTGTCATATGTTCTCCCCCATAATATCATCGTAATATTTGGACACTGCTTTTCTTATATTGTAAGAAGGGTATCTCACCCTTATTGCCTTTGCTATTTTAGTCAGCTCTCTCTTACCTTTATCAGTAGTTAAATGCCCACAAAAGTTCTTAACAAAATCTTCTGTTGCACCAACATCCTTATCAAACAATTCTTCTTTAGTCATATGTTCTCCTTGTTTAAAGTGGATAATTTCCCACTGTTTTTGGAATATGTAATGATTCTTTGATTGAATAATGTACATAATCAGCATCAGTTACACAAGAAGAAGGTATAGAAGCACTCCTACTTTCAATACAACTCATGTCATTTACATCTTCTTGATAAATTGGCTTTACATCTGTCATTATTGTCATTATCCCTTTATTTATTTTTGAAAAACAAATATACATTCCTGTAAAATCAGCCCACTCCTGTAATGAGTGTTTTGTATATCCTAATTCTGGTAGTAATTTCATTGGTTCTCCTTGTAATCTAAATCAAGTATACTGTATCAGCCAAACTTTGTCAATAGCTGATTCATGTATTCTTGAGATTGTTTTTCACTTAGTTCTCCGGGGTCGTTTACGCCACACTCTGCTAGTAGGGTGTTATTGACAGATACTGAGCATCCCATCATGTCCAGCTCGATTGCTAGTTTATTTGCTGATCTTTGGGCTGGTTTTTCGTTATCAAAAAGGATGATTGTGTGTTTGTCTAGTCTAGCAATTTCATAAGATTGGGCTTTGGTATATGATGTACCGAACGTACATACGCTATTGTCTCCTAAACGCCAGACATCGGTTATACCCTCTACGATTACAATTACATTATTAAAAATATTGTCAATATTATATAAAATCTCCTTATTATTCATTATGGCTGACTCTAAAGGACAGTTTTTGTAAAACTTTTGCCTAACGTCTCTTTCCTGAAAGGATACGATTTGATGTTGGTAGTACACTGGTATTACTATTTTATAACCATCGCTACGCAAATCGTACTTGGTTTTGATGACCCCTGCATTAAACCCCCTACTTCTCAAGAAATCTCCGTGACTCTTTTTGATTGGTTTATTAGAAATTTTGAATTCTGATTTCTTTATAGTTTGGGCTTTATCAACATAGACAACGTCATCACTTGAATACTCAGCAATTATCTTATACGCTTCTTTAGCACTTACATTGAGTATATCTTGTATATAGTTGTTTAGTGAGTGCCACCCCGTTTTCCAGCTTGAAAGGTATCCCTTGCTTTTGTGAAAACCGAGGTGGTATGAGGTGTCATTTACAGCATAGATGTCCATCAGCCCAACATAGTTTTGAGAGATGTTCTTGCCTGTTAATGAGTAAAGAATTGAGTGGTCGTCACAGAATTGTACCATATCAAAGGCCATAATTGTTCTTCCTATTTGTTTCTATTAGTAGTAACACTAGATGAGTAACTGATTCTCAACCAACCACACAGTATCTTTTATGATTTAAATTGAAGTAGTAACACTATACTATTGTATATTCATTACTATAGGTGTCCCAACACATAACGTGAATTAGTTACTTCCACATCCCAACCGTGCACACACAATATCGTTTATTTAACAACACTAGGGTTTTTCTTCTGGTATCTATACTAGCATTTTTATTTCTTAGGGTTCCCTAGTCTAATTGCCTACCCTATTCCACGTATTTCGTAACTGTGCTTACCCGTAACGATCAGGACATAAAAAAGACTATATATAGCCCCTTTGGGAACTACCCCTGTCAACCAATAGTATAAAACTGACAAGAGGCTACATATAATCTCTATGACATACTATTTATTAACACAGGGTAGTTAATTCCTGATAACTATACTATATAACAATTATTAAATTTCATCAAGGTACCTCTAGGGTCTCCACTTTTCACTGTAATCATCACTTTTCCCATCATTACAGCGTTTACATAAAATTTGCAAATTTTCTATATTATAGGAAAATTCTGATTCGGGGTGAGCACTGCGAGGTACAATGTGGTCTACAGTCAATTTAGCACCATCTTCAACCCCTCTTCCGCAAAGACAGCATTTACGACCATACTTAATAAACGCCTCCACCCGTAGCTTCTTCCACCTCTTACTTGAATAAAAGTCCGTTTTAGCCTTTGGTTTTGGCTTTGTCTCTACAGGTTTACACCCTTTAAAATTACTAACACTATTTATATGTGCCCATAAACAACTACACACATTTGATTTAAGCGCATGATTGCCTGTAAGATGTCTATAAATTTTTATAAGGGTTTTGTTGCTGACATTATTATTAGTTGTACATAACCCCTTCTTGAAAACCCAATTTACTATCATCTGACGCCGTTCTGCGGTTATTTTATGACTCACATATACCCCTTTAGTTAAATAACGTATCCACTATTTTCTTAGCACTTAACAACCTTTCTAAATATGTGCCTGTAATTATATGACAAGGCATATGTCTCCTCGTGTACATATCTTTTAAAGTACGGTTATTTCGTTCTCTCTCAGCAACCTCTCCTTGGAATCTTAACCCATCATCTACCCACGGCACATCTGGCTCTAAATATAATATGAGATCAAACTCTTGCTGATCAATAATGTTCTCAACCACCTTAGAGGTTCTGTCATGATACATTCCCAAATAGTACTGTGTGATAACTGCATCAGAATCAACAAACAATATTTTATTGCTTTCATACGCTAATTTATTTTGTAGTAGTATATGTTCCATTGCTATTTGTGGAAACATTTCGGTTGTTAGATTGTTTTTATACCGCTTGCAGTAGTCACGTCCGACTTCATGACAGTAATTAGTGTAGTAAAGATTAGCAAGCTGTTTTGTTAACGTACTCTTACCACAGCTCTCTGTGCCCACAATAGCTACTTTTTTAGTAAAGAACTGCCGTGCTGATTTTGTTAAATACTCCCAATTACTGTATATATCTTTTTTTATTTCCGTAGCACTTATGTTTACCGTGTCGCGCCTGCTATCAATTACAATGTGTTCAGCATTTGGGTAATACTGGGCAAAGAAAGGGGTATAACTGTGTTCTGAACTAAATACATGAGTGATGGGTTCAACTATAATATTCCTTACATCCCTAGTACCATTTTCCCAATCGTATTCAGACTCATCAGCACTACAGGTATCGACAATTTCCACTACTTCTATGTTTTCAAAATTATTTAGTTCTTCACTTATCCATGATTTTCTCGTACTACCCGAAATATACTTAATACCTGCTCGTTCACATAATGCCCGATCTCGTTTTATCGAAGAAATCAATACAACATATAGTTTATCCACAAAGTTGCTTGCGTACATTATAGCATATAAATGACCAATATGGAAAGGCAGGAATTTACCACCGATAAAACCTGTTTTCATTATTTACTCCTCTTTTTATTTTTACTTCTGCCCTGAGTATATTCTATAGGGCATTCATATCGCATCACATCTTCTTTGCCGTTAGTAAACCATTTTTTCCCTTTATTTACACATGTTTGTCCTTTTAGAGCATTACTAATCTTTTTCTTGTGTTCTTCACTGTGTGGCTTACCTTTATTAGCTTTTAATAACGCTTCTTTTACCGAGTCAGGCATTGCATGCCCCTTTAAAGCATTACTTATTTTCTGTCTGACATCTTCTGGGGGGTTATTCCCATAAAGGTGGTGTTCCTTTCCCCTTTTATACTCTCTATTTTTTGCTCTAATTATTAAATTTTTTCTATGCTCTTTAGTAATTAACCTTCCTAGAGTAAACCCATTAGGGCACCCTCCCTTAGTATATATATTCGTTATTCCATCATTATAATATTTCTTCCCTAAATTTGGATTGTCATTTTCTATATACCAATTTCTTATTTTTTCAGAAGCCCTTTTCAATCTATCAGGGTCTCTATTCTCTTTTAGTCTTGACTTTGAAAACCCTTTTTTAAGACGCTCATATTCTTTGGAATTCCTTACACAATAATTATTCTGACCATCGTTTGCTAACCACCATAAAGACATAAACATCCCTATTCCCGGATATATTTTATCTAACAATTGATGACAGATATAGTGCTCTCGTGCTGTTAATAACGTAATATTTCCTTTTCTCTTTGCCCAAAGGGGAAACAATGATTTTGGTAAAATATGGTGTTTTTCATAGTAATTCCCCTCTTTCTTTTTAACCCCCCTTTCTTTTTTATTTTTAATCGAATTTCTTATTATAGAAATATAAATCTTCCTGTATTCCATTCCCTCTCCTATACAAATTGTTTAGTTTGTATATATAATAATACAAAAACGTTTATTTACTAGACCCCTTCAGCCAATTAACATAACCATAGGTAGCATTTACTAAAAATGCAATCCACATTAATAAGATTCCTATTGCAAAAAGCCCACCTTCGTTTATAACTATGTTAGCCCACATATATACCGTTACCAAATCCACAATTATCCACAAAATCCATTGCTCGGCATATAAATAAGCCATTAATATCATTGCAATAACAGATAACACGGTACTCATGGAGTCAAAATAAGGAGTTAGTCCCCCCATGGCTTTTAATATAACACCATACCCTATTACACCAATAATAGATACTATTCCCCATGTTACTGCACCACGTATACTCAGTCGCTTCATTACTACCGTGTCTTTAGCTTCTACATTCTTTGGAGAAACCCACAAATACCATCCATAAAACTGCATAGGTAGAAAATAGAATGCGTTAAGCATAGCATCCCCATATAATCGCCATAAATAAGCAGAATATGCATACGCAATTACATTTATTAACCCAAACACGTAATTACTTATACGTCCTTTGGCGACAAGTATTACACACCATATACCTGTTATGCTTGAAACCAGTGCTACCCATGACGCAAGTGCATTTGTGGTATCCCATGTGAAAATAGATGCCACGAGTATAACTACTGTTGAAACACTTATCCACAGTTTTTCCCATAGTGTCCAATCACGGAAATAGTCTGCAACAGTTACCCCTTTCTGTGCACGGAAATAATTCTTGCTATTGTCTATAAAATTCCTACATACTTTCATAATTTCTCCTATTATATTCTATCTAACAAAGTAAAACCCTATCCACGCCAATCCCCAAACTATAAATGGTTTCATTATTGCTTGTGCAAGTTTTTGCAAGTTTTCCTCTGTAGATTCATCAACATGTATTGCCTCTAGTTTACTAAACATCATTTGTATAGCCATGATAAAGAAAGTCACACCTACTGCATACCAATATGTTATAAGAGGTGTGTTCACCCACAACACTATATAGTGATTGTATACCCACATTATAGGTAATGCCCATAACAGATATATAGAAAATGCAAACAACGCCCCTACTACAAATTTACCAATTATTTTCATTTTGTCTCCTTATTTAACAACTTTAATGCACTATTTAGACAATTTCTACACACTTTTATTACTTTCTTACCGCCTCTTAACGCCACTAATGCGTCTGCATCTTTATGACACTCATCACAAAGGTAGTCTGTCCAACTATGGTTTCCAATAATGTCGTCTATTTGTTTTCTATTAGGGGTTGCTCCTAATGCCACTAATTTATTATACACTGCTTCATCAGTTTTGATTATCCACCCCTCCCCTGTAAAATACATTGATTCCCATTGTTGTTTTTTAAACGTTTTTGCAATTATATTCAGCACACCTTCTTGCCTTGTTATTACATGCATTTCAATCGTCCTTTTGATTATCAGACACTACAAGGCATTCACCTTCTTCAAGAATACGTACATTTCCACAAACATCATTTTTATGTTCTGCAACAAACGCTTGATCTGCCCATTCGCCTATTTCAATCCATCTGTATTTATCCCCTTTGTTTATAGGGGCTACATATTGTACTACCGTACCGCTGGGCATTCCACCTAGGGTTAATACCTCTGCTAACTGCCCATCTTTCATTTCACTTAATGACACAATTTTGCTTTCTATTGATCTTTTCAATACTATCATCTCGTCCTCCTATTTCTTTCAGTGTATACTATTTTCTATTTTTAGTCAAGTCCTTTACCAATTCTTTTAAGAAATTAATTTCATCTACTTCTTTACCGTCTATTATTTGCTCAACCATCTTTCTACTACGATCTAGTAAAGTCATTATTCGTTGCTCAATAGAATTCCTTGCCATAAAAACAAACACGTTTACATTTGCTTCTTGTCCAATTCTCCACAACCTGTCTGTTGCTTGATCAAAAGTAGTGCTTGTCCAAGGCAATTGTACAAATCCCACATTTGAACAAACCGCTTGAAAACCATCTAAACCCGTTGCCATTGCCGCCGTATTCCCAATGATTAACTGCTTATCTCCTAGAAACTGTGCTTTGGCTTCGTCCTTCTGCTTTTGGCTCATGCCCCCATAGTATTTTACAGCAACATCTTTAAATGTTTCTTGTATATTTACAACAATTTTCCTGTGATTAGCAAACAATACTAGCTTTTCACCAGTACTTAAAAAATCTGTTATCCAAGCAATCATAGCATCTCGTTTACCTAAATATGCAAGATACTGTAAATATGTCATAGATGCTTTGCTTTGTAGATAATTACCCTCTCCAAACACTTCCTTTATCGCTCGTTGTTTCTCTGTGTTATATTCTTCTAACACGGCTTTATCCATATCAAATAACAATGGAATCACTACTTTTGATGGCATGTCCATAGAATCTTCTTTTGTACGCCTTATCATAATATTAGCTAAATGCTCACGTAGCTCCTCTACATTTGACAACCCCGTCACATCCCAGCCATTGCGACCTATCTTTCTATCGCAGTAACGTGCAGTAAAATGAAAATAATCAGTAAAAACTACAGGATTTAAAATATGGAGAATTGGGTAAAATTGCGCCGTGTGAGATGCTATGGGAGTTCCTGATAGCCCTAGTGTTCTGCCTATATTCATAGCTATAGCAGTGAAAGCCTTTGTACGCTGTGCTTTTGTATTACTTACAAACTGCACCTCATCCCCTACTAAAATGCTAGCATTTAATGTCTTCAGCACCTTTTCATGATAACTTAGTATTTCGTAGTTTATAATAATATACTTACAACGTGGGATGTTATAAGGCTTTTGTCCATAAACTATATGATAATCTGTGGAATCAACCCATTTAGTTATTTGATCACCCCACTGAGATTTTATCGAAGCTTGACAAACAATAATAGTGCATTCAGCTTTTAGAAAGTGTTTTACATACAACAAAGCAATAGCAGTCTTTCCCATGCCCATCGAAAAACTCAATAAGCAATTGCCCTCAGTATTATACAAAAACCGCAATGCCTCTAATTGTGCATTATACAAATTAGGAGGCAAAGTCTTCAATATCTTATCAGGAATTGGTTTGATTTCTAACCTTTTTATCTGTTGTACAAACCCACGTTTTTGCAATACCAACCTATTCATCTCAGTTTTTGGTATATTCCACGTCTTTGTTTTTGCCAGATATTTAGCATCTTCTAAAAAGTGAATGAGTTTCCCTATATCAGCCTTACGATGAACGGGTACAAAATACCCATTAGTGTGTTCAATAAAACGCACTAAGTGTTCTCTATAATAGTTTTCAACATATTCACAACAGTGTATGCATTGCAGTCATAGTTCTCACTGTACTGTGTAATAATGTCATCTAAGGTTTTCTGGTTTTGTTCCTTACTAGCTACTGCTATTGTTGAACCCAACACAGCTATAGCAGTTTCCATATGCTGTTTAGACACATACCCTATAGTTATAGAAGGGGCGTCTGTAAACCTGTACGTGTAACTACTAAAGTTATCAATAGTATCCACATCAATAACCACATCTTTCATTTGTTTAGCAAACCAATCAACACTAGCTTTTATTGCACGGTCATCAAATGACGTATATACATCTGTGCTTTTTAACAAAAACTCTATGTATCGCTTTAGCACTACACTACCTCTTTTAAACAAGTGTCTATAAATTCATAACACTCTTTACGGGTATCAAAACTCCCAAAATAATCTTTGCTTCGCCATATCTCCCACTTGCTGTTCACCGGGTTTTTAAATACACGAAATCCATTGTGTGTATACTTCGTAAATGTTTGAATTTTAAAATCGTTTGAACCAATCATGTTGTCTCCTCTGGTATAGGTAGCCATTTAATAACATTTGTAGGTGAACCAAACTGAAAACTTGTGGGCTCAAAATAGCGTAGCCCCACCCATTCAATTATCTCATCACTGTCTTCATCCTGACTGACACCACGCATTATGGCTATTACGTTACCCTTTACCTCTGGTTTATTTTCAACACTTCGCCATGTAACCATACCAAGCAATTCATTTCGTTGGTTCTCATACAACTTACATCGTTTTGCCTTAGATATTCCCCAACGTTTTGTTATTGATAACATATCCTCATCACCACTTAGTTCTCGATACTCTTTAAGTAGTTCTGCATCCAATGCTTCTTCTTGCACTTTAAATCGTTTTTGTGTATTCATGAGGTCTCCTTATACTTCTTTTTATCTTTATACGGTATTGCTTTCCAATCACTGCAACCATGCCCGCAATCATCATTGTGGAGTCCGTCATATCCGTGGTACTTTAACCATTGAACTAAAATACTTTTTGCTGTTATCATACCGGTTCTCCTTGTATGGCTTCTGCTATTATTATATCTATATCATCTTCCGAAATACCCTGCTCATTTTTATAGTAAGATAGTACGGATACAATCTTATTCAACGCTGTCAGTAGTGCTTGATTTTCTGATCTTAACTCTTTTATCTGCCTTCTTAATGATGTTTCTACTGTTTTGAATAGAACTAAATCATTAGCCATTGTTTCGCCAGTATGTACATATCTAGGTTTACAAAATCCGCAATATTCATGCTCAGCTAAATTAAGGTTTACTCCACATCCTAAACAATATTTCTCACTCATTCCATCCCCTCCAATGCTAAATATTCCGGTGTATAACAATGGTTTGTTTTTATCGGTTTGCCATCTTCGGTAATGCCCTTGTCATATTCTTTTGCTCTTAGTACTCTGATGTCGGCATAATCAACATTTGTATAACACGCATCAAGTGCAGTTATCCTTGTTATATGTCGTGCCTTGCTTGCTGTTTCTGCGTAAACTATAGATACAACATCATCTAATTCTGTTCTAAATGCTCTTATCATCACATCCACTCCTTTTTATGGGTGTACCGACAAAACCGTTTTAATATCTTTTACTTCGCCATCTTCCCAACATAGTTCATCGTGAGTCTCTTCAACCTCTTCAATAGTTCCCTCTTTATCTAGTAATACAATTGCAATTTCTGTAACGGTTCTTGTTATCTTTGCTTTTACTCTTCTTGGTTTCGGTTCATTCATTTTTTATCTCCTTGTATGGCTTTTCTGGCTCGCTTGTTAATACATTTCAAGCATAAGCATTTCTGAGATACATCTGCATAATGCATTGAGTCTTGAGACATCCCTTGAATAATTCCAGAGTTTAGATAGTCTTTCAACGCTTCCAGTAGTGCTTTCTCAATAGGTCGTGTGTTCCAAACATTTATCGCTTCTTCCTCTGTGTTGAAACAATCGGTTGAAGCATTACACTTTGTGCATTCCATCCAAAAAACCACTATATTATTTCTTTTTATTGGTTTACTTCCGCAAAATGGACAATTCTTTAATTCACTCATTCCATCCCCTCCAAATTGGTTGGTTGTATGGCTTTTTCTGCCAAAGCATACATTTCCATTGCTGTTTCCCTAGTTACACTTGCACAAGTATTTCCACAAATTAACATATAAAAGTTTAGTGCCGTTAGTAGTACTTGCTCTCTGATATGTGCTCTTTCAATAATATCGGCTGCTTCATGTAGCTGTTTAAATAGAACCGTGGCCACCGGTTCTGACATTGCTAGAAAAACACATTTTGCAGACCTTCGCAATTCTTCTGTAACTGTATCACTCATTACCAACTCCCTCTATTATTTATATGAGTGTAATGAAAGTAATCGTCAATCAGTTTTTGCCTTGTATCATGTGTTATGTCTGCTCCACGTAATATATACAACCAACTGTTGAAATGTAATATACAACGCTCCATAGTGTGTAATTGCATACATATACATGCCTGTTCTGTGAATTGACTAATAGATTGACCTGCTTCTGCGTATAATAACGGTGTTGATGTAATTATCATCCTAATTCTCCTCTGTATAATTTGCGTAAAACCCTATAAGCTCACGTGCTTCGGGAAAGAACAACTCATGGTCAACACACATACCCACTTTATCTACAGGTGTGTACAAATATGTACCGTTTTTCCACTGGGGCTCAAGTGTGTGCCAATCACTCCCTTTTTCAAAGCACATGTCAATCATTTGTTGTGTGTTTTTCTTATGAAGCTCGCCATGACTGAATAAACTTTGTGCCAACATCTGAATAGAATTACGCTTCCAGTCAATTTGTCGCCAGTAAAAGTAATTAGCTACTTCTTCACGTGGAATATTAAATACTCGTGCATCAAAAAGAGCAGGTGGAGGTAAAACGCCCTTTCCTACTATTTCTGGATGTGTTTTTATAAGTTGAGACTCTATATATCTAGTGAATTCAGTACTAGCAATAGCACTTGCTACAGATACCATTTTCTGTACATTGTAGTCAAACCACCCCTGTGACCCAAACTTTGTATAATCGCACAGCAGTAAACTTATTTCATCTGACTGCGTATAAGCTATGCGTGTGCCCTGTATTTGATTCATTAATACGCGAGTAGTATACGTCATAGCATCTTTTAATAAATCACTATAAGGTTTATCAAATCCACGTGTGTACGTGTGAAATGCCTTACCATCTAATCTCATGATAACGGGTGTACGTGCGGTTAAAAAGGTTTTAGCACGGTTCTCATAGTTGTTCTTCATTCTATTGCCTATGTCGTCTTTCTTCATAAAGCTATTCCCAGTGCAATACAAACTGCTAAATATATTGAACCCCCATGTGTGTTGCCCCTATGGTTTTCACTCATTTTGGGCATATCAGGGTGGTCGTTAAACCCATGCACATGTTCTTTATAAATTGTTGTTGCTTCATCACATTCACCTGTAATACCTTTTTCAGCAAATAAGGTTTTGAAATACTCAATAAGCTTAGATGCTTCAACACAGCAAAACAGTTCATAATCTGCACCATCTAAGAAAGCTGGTTTAAATCCACCATGATCTTGTATAATCCTGTTCATACGAATTTTAAGAGGAGTAGGTAGATTAGCGATATCAAGTAACCACATTTCTTTCGACAAATTATATTTATCAAGTTTCTGTTGTGCGTACTTGATTTTCCACTCTTTGCGTTCCCGTGCTATGTCTTCCTCAGTTTTCAGCATAATGATTAGCCCATCAAGCTTTACCCCCACAACATAACTAGCACCTTGAATCGCTAACTCTACTTCTTGCCCCTCACGCACTTCACCAATAAATTCAACACTAAATCTGGTACTGCTTGTGGTTGTAATACGCCATCTACTTCCTGATTTCGTAGCTTCTTTTACAAATCCTTCATTTCTCCAATTATATTTCATACCATCTCCTATTTTACTTAAATACGTGTACTAATTTCCATTTATCCATATAACCAAACAATGTTTCAAGCCTTGTTGTGGCTTCATATACCCCATTTTCATCTGCAATAATCCATTCAGATTCCCCTGATGCAAACCTACAGAGTCCCACATAACTAGTAACAAGCGCTTTAATAATCTTATCATCTTTATCATGGTGTAAACTACGAGTGAAATCACGTTCCACCCAAATACTCGCTACATCATTCGCAATATCAGGTTCTATATCTGTTTCCCAAGGCCATGGAGTTAATAACCCAAATTTGTATTTCATAACTTCTCCTACCTATTTATGCCGTGCCTAATGGCATTCCTAGTTTAATATAACAATTGGTACACCAAAACTTACCCGTCATTGCATTAAAAGTACCTTCCTCTTTAATAACATATTGACGCGGTGTGCAGTTGTTTTCTACTGCTTCAAGAATATATTCCATAATCTTATTAGGTGTCTTATCACATCTTTTACATCTAATATCTAATGTTGCTACCCATGCTTCTTTATCTGTCATATTTACGCCACCTCTACTAATTTATACTTCTTCACAAATGCCTCAAACTCTTCCCATACATACCAACCTGTAAGAGTACAGTTTTGAAAGTCCATTACACAAACAACAGGGAGAGTGTCGTCATGTATATAACACAAATAAGGAATGTCTACAAAGATTTTCCCGCTTTTATTACTTGCACGAATACTTAAAAACTGATCTTCTTTCTCTGTAATTAGTAAATCGTATGCCCTCTTTACCTTAGTTATTAAATCCATAATTTCTCCTTGTTAATACAATACTGCATATAACTAATTTTGTCAACCCCAATACCTATTATTTATACAAATCATCAAAATCATCATCACCATACAGTTCTTCAGCATTATACACCACATGAGCCTCTTCATGTTTCTTTTTAACCACGTATTTATCATTTACTCCATGGAGCTGACACACATGATTTACAAAATTGTCAAAAATAGTTCCGGTATCAAAAGAACTAGGATATAGTTCTGGTAAACGCTCTATGTATGCTATCCACTGCTTTGTTACTTCCTTCTCACTAGTCGTATAAGGACTGCCACCTTGGGACTTAAATACAGCTATGAGCCTTAGTATCTCCTTTTGTGTATTAAGGGCTTTTACGTAGATTTGAGACAGTGTGTTGTCACTTGCATGGGGCATCCGTCTGTTAATGAGTTTACTTACAGCCTTTCTCATCACAGGACTCAGGTAGTTGAAAAACACTGAGGGCACTACAGCATCACTTTTTGTTATTCCATGACGTGCAAGGTATAAAAATGTGCTATAACCATTTCTATTACAGAAGAAATCTTTTAAACTTTTAGGTGATTTTGCCTTGTCTCCGGTATGATCAGCATCAAGACTTTTATCAAATAAATCTATTATGTCAGTTATGTATACAAAATCTATAGGCGCTTTATAAAGGTTTTTCAAATGATTATCAAGCATAAATGGTTTATTCAATTCAGGTTTATATGTTCCTTCAAGAATTTTATTAATTATTTCATTTGTTTGTTTATATAGTTTAGTGCTGTGATTCAAGTGCTTTACAACATTATTCTTTTTATTCCAGTATTTAATTATTTTATTATCAATACATATATTCTTATTTATATCAAATAGATTTATATTATTTTTATCAGGTTTATCTTTTATTTTATTTTCAGATTTATTATCTTTATTTTCAGATTTATTTATGTTTTTATTTAAATCATCCAGAGAGGACACATCTGCGACAGCAGGGTGTGCTATCAGGAAATTACTGTTTCCTGTCTTAAGAGAATCTACGTCAGTAGTATTCGATATAGGATAATCATTATTAATATAGTATTTATTATTCTCTGACAGGTTTTCAGACTTACGGGTTTCTGGTAAGTCGGCTTTCTTGCATGTTAAAGGCTGTGCAAAATCATATACTACATAATCCCATCCTGTAAACTGTTTAGTATCTTCACTTTTAACAGGGGTTTTTGTAACATAGCCCCTTTCTTCTAATTCCTTAAAAGCACTTCTTGTTGCTTCTCGTCCTTCTGTTGCACGGTTTTTTAGATCATATAACTTTATATTCCAATTAGGAGGAAGGGACATAAAATAAAAGTACAGTCCTTTGGCTCTGAATGATATTGTATTGTCTCTTAAGATAAGGTTTGGTGTTAATGTATAGTTTCCTGTAATAGTGATGCTTCTTGTAATGTTTCCACTCATGACAAATGCCTCATTCTCTTATTAAGTGTATTTGGTTTTAAGTAGTTTATAGTGTATCGTTTTTGGTCAATAAAAGGGTACACGCCTTTTTCTATATCTCCTCCATTCGTTATAAACATATCTCTTAAATAAATGAATCTTTTTTTTCTATTTTTATCTGTTTCAAAGGTAACAACACTTATAATAAGATTATGTTCTTCAAGGGTTCTGAGGCTTCGTTGTACAGTTCGTGTAGATACCCCTAAATTTTCTGCTATGTATTTGTTCGTTTTCCAAGTGTACCCCTCTTTGTAAGACAATCCTGCTAAAATACCATAAAGTATTCTATCTGTTAAAGACAACGTGGTGTCGTGCATAACAAAATGGGGTACAACCATATAATAATTTTCCATTGCTGTATTACTCATGGTGTACCCTCATATATTGTGTAAATTCATTAGTAAATGCATACCATTTTGTTTTATCTAGTGGGTGTTTATTATAATTATGTGCTAATAATATTTTGTCAGTAGATACTAACTCTTGTATAAGTCTACTTATTTTTTTAATGGACATATAGGGTATTAATCCAGACAGGGCTTTATATGTTGTCGCTGTCCAATACCGCCCATCATGAAGATTTTCTTTGTGTAACCTGTCTATTTGTAGACACAACTCAAATGTATTTATAATTACTGCTTTTTCTACTCCGTACTTTTCTGCTAGTTTTGTTGAGAAATAATGTATCATGAAAATTTTCCTTGCAAAAGAAAAGGGATAATGTATGCAGTGATCAAACCACACAATTTATAAGCTGTCCAACACAACAAGCTTCTTATAAATATTCATTATCCCTCTTCGTTTGTGTTGTATTTGCTGTTGATCAGTCAGTAACTATACTCTATACCAATTATTAGTTTTTGTCAAGGTACTGTTATTCGTAGTTTCTTGTTCGTTTAAAAAACCGTTGAACCCTATAAGCTATGGTGTCAGTGAGGCCATATAACCCGTCAATATTAAAGTAGTTAAGGCGTTGCCAGTATAGTATATCACTATCATCATCCAATATTACATAGTCGTTAAATTCTGATGGAGTACACGGTAACATATCAGCATTATCATGTAACCATTTATAGATAAGGTTGCCTCGTAGTACATGGAAAGGGATATTGTGTTTATCCGTCATTCCCACTATTTCACCGGTAAATCCTTTTGTCTCTAGTAACGCTTGTATTTCAATAATGGTGTCAAAACTCATTCTCCATGTAGATGTAATTACTACTTTTGCTTGTGTTACATCCATAAGTTTATTTAGTGTTGTCATACATCTAGGCAATATGGGGCGTACTTCTCTAGGGGTCTCAGTTGTACATGTGTTGAGTACCCCATCTATGTCTAAAAATATAAGTTTCATCCTTTACTCCTGTTTGCAATAAATGCTTCTAAATTCTCATAAAATGATTTACTGTCTTTTGAAATACCAACAATACGTATTACTTCATCATATTCCATATCATAATCATTTGCTGTTTGCCATATATTAAATTCTGCCATTTTAGTTCTCCTGTAAGCCAACAATAGTTTGTGCTAGTCGCAATGCTTGTCTTTTATTGGGGAACTCATTTAATTCATCTGCCAAGTCGTTAGCACGTTCAACATCTTCAAACTGTATTTGTATAAACTTACGTGTTTCAGCTATACGTGCGACTTCAAACCAACTAAACCCAATTACTACAAATTTATCATCCTGTAATTTTACTGCATATTTACGGTCACTCATTTATTTCTCCTGTGTATTGATATTTGTATGCTCTATCTACTTCACGTTGTTCCTCTAATATAGCTATTTTTATTTGCTTAATGATAAAGATAACAAGAGTCACAAGTAAATATATAATAAGCGATGCAACAGTGAGTAAAATCACTAATGCAATTCCTAAATTTGTTTCATCTGCTAATGATGCAGAGCTGTATATAAAACCAGTGCTCCATGGCACAAAACTATTAGAAAGTAATTGTACAAAGGTAATAGGGGTGTCTACAGCCCAAAAACTACCTCCAAAAGACGCTACTACCATACCTATTGAACCCAACAGGAAAGCGACTATCATCCCTACTATAAGTATAACTATAATGAGTACTGCTATGGATAATAACACTACTACAAGTTTTTTTGTCAGATTCCATACTATTCTCGCAATTAATTTTAATCCCATAACATTTCCTCTCCCTTTTTATCAAAACAATGCCAAAAGGATTTCCCTAGTCTCGATATACTCCAAGTAAACATACTGCTAAAACTACCATCTAGCATATATTCTATGTAGCTCATAGTTCTTTTTTGTGCTATCATCTCATCAAACGCGTGTCCAAACAGCTTATAAGCATACCCACCATACCGTTTTACATATAATGCTCCTAAATCTGATACACTATACTTTTCAATAAATTCTTGTTTGTTCATAATTTCTCCTATTGTATATTACATTCTATGGTTCTATTATACTGATATTTAAAAGTATTACAAGTACTACAGTATAAAATTTGTCCTTCAGTTCGACTACTGCCACATAATCTATACAGGGTGTCGCACGTGGTGCAAATACTCTTCTTGTCGGGCTTTGGCTTTTTCGTGATCACGAACCCCCTTTACATAATCTAATCGTATGTATACACAATATCCGAGTGGTACTCCAAAAACTGCTAATAATACTATGGTGATTGCTATCAAATTTCTTCCTTTTTCATTAATAACTCTCTGCTTCTGCTTTTGTAAGGAAAAAATGTATACCGCTTGAACACTCGTTCCACCTGTTTTTGTCAAAATCTTTTACCTCTACCGTTTCACCTTTTTTATAGGTAAAATTACTATTGTAATTTGATATGCCGACATCTGCACCAATTACTTCTAATACTTTTGCTTTTGAACATCTACATTTTCTTGACGTACCACTGCTTCTTTTTGCACTTGATGGTATTCTCAATTTTACGAGTACATTAGATGTACATTTTTTCCACGCATCAAAGCTACCTGTTTCTGGACATTGTAATGCATAATGAGATGTACATTCATTTACTTTAATATTACTGAGATCAGCATACCTGAGATCAGCATACCTGAGATTAGCATACCTGAGATCAGCATCACTGAGATTAGCATACTTGAGATTAGCATCACTGAGATTAGCACCACTGAGATCAGCATACCTGAGATTAGCATCACTGAGATTAGCACCACTGAGATCAGCATACCTGAGATCAGCATTACTGAGATTAGCATACCTGAGATCAGCATACCTGAGATTAGCATCACTGAGATTAGCACCACTGAGATCAGCATACCTGAGATCAGCATTACTGAGATTAGCATACCTGAGATTAGTATCACTGAGATTAGCACCACTGAGATTAGCATCACTGAGATCAGCACGTTTACCACTACTTCTATTTATTAGCCACATTTCGTGTTGTTTTAAAATAAGACTTAATTCTTTTTCTGTATACGTTTTCATAATTTCTCCTATTTCATATAGTTATAATTAACTATTACTAGCTTTAATCTACTTTAAACCCTGTTCCTGTGCGAGAGTTGTTAGCCCATAATCAGTATAATTTCCATAAAATGTATATGCTCTGAAATTCTCCTCATACTGGAACACTTTTCATGTCCCATTATTGTACTCTACTCTAAACCCATTTTCTTCTAATAACTCAACTGTTTTCATTTTGTTACCTCTTTTAGTGTCACTTCAAGATTATAATATTCTCTGCGTAGTGCTTCAGCACGTTCATGTGCATCATACAATCCAATAATTGTAGCCACTTTCTTATTATCTAAATAAATGTCATATGTTTTATTCATAATCATTACCCCTTTCTAGCTCATGTACTTTGTCCTCTAATACATCATTACTCCCCCATACTGTAGTATGGCCATCAACACAATGGCGTTCAACCCACTTTGCTAAAATGTTTATTGCAAGTTCATCCATTACCAACCACTCCCCTCTAAATCCTCTATACATTCTTGTAGATAATCTACTTTTTCTTCTAACCCTTTAATCTCTTTTTCATATGCTTCATGAATTTCCATAGCAAGCATTTCCAGATCAACAACTCTAACTTATTTTAAGTTTAACACATCACAGCTACCCCACGTTACACTACTGCCATTATATGCGTTCCACTGTATCCACTGTCTTACACGTTTTACTGCTTTGTTTAAAATCATTTCGTTTTCTCCAAATAGTTTTTTGCAATTTTTACACATTCTGCATCCGTTTCTGAAGTATAAAGGGTAACATCACAATAAGCAGAGCATGGACATTCATTCAGTGTGTCTTCTTCACACATCAAACCCGTTACTATCCCACTAAAACAATTACCATTTAATTCAATTAATAATTCTGCCTTTTCTTTTTTATTCATTAATTACTCCTTACTACATAGTATCTTACTTTGCGATTATTGTCAAACATAACTCGTGCAATTACTTTGTTTTCACTATTTATATGCAGTAGCAGGTCGTGAGTAGCTTGTACGGGTTTATTAAAACAGTTACAGATGAAGGTTTGATAAGTTTTTTTGTTTACTTGTTTAAGACTCATTTTGTACCTCTAAATTTAATACAGTGATTAATGATCTGTGCTGTCCCACTGTGTATTGACTAAAACCTGTCGGTACTGGTTTATCCCATCCATTTCTTCGTGCTTCGCTTACTGAGCTAAACAAATTAGCGCGGTGCATTAAATGAGCTAGTACAAGTTTGTCAAAGGGATTATACACCATTGTTACTTGCCCATTGTCTACAGGAGATAAAAACAAGTCTATGTCTGCTTGATTTGTACCCGTTTTAATAAAATTAATATCTATTCTACCATTCATGATTGTTTCTCCAATAAAGCTATAAGCCAAGTGACAAACTCCGGTTTATAAAATACGTGGTGTGCTTCACATATCCATACAGTTTGCGTAGCACTTTTATTTGTAGCTTCAAGATATTGTTGTGTATAAGATTCCATATTATTAAAATCTCTGTCTTCTGTGTAAATCTCATAATCATTTTTGTTTAATGCTCTCATCAGTTCAATTACTTTGTTTTCCTGTTCTTTTGTCATGATAAACTCCTATATAACTTCTAATACATACCCAATTGATAATAATTCATTGTATAAACTATAATATTCTCGTGGTGATACGGTTTCTAGCTCAGTTATTAAATTTACATCTGCACCTCCGTGTTGCCCTACGTGCTGATATGATTCTATAAAAATGTTATTAGTAATAACTTCTGGAAATAATGCTATGACATCACCTTCTGGAAATTTACGGAAACATACTTTTGTTTTCATAATTCTCTCCCACACATAGGACAATAATTAATAGCAACTTTTACTTGTATGCTCCTATTAGAATTCAATAACAACAAAGTAGAATCTAAGGTTATATTATAGCCACAGATATTTTCAAAGCTACTTAATATATCTTTATCTGCTACTGTTATTTCTGTACTATTACAATATTTACACATAATTATATCCTTTTTAAGTTGTTAAAATCTCTGATATTACCCTTACACCATTTTTCAGCAACACGCTCAATACTAGCTCTAATTATAGTTGACTTGCTCTCGTTGCCTATGTCAACTGCACCGCTAAGATATATATGGTTTAATTCTTCAATAATTTCATCACCTATATTTTTTAATCGTGCTGTATAAATTTTCTGATCTTCTTCACAAATTCTGTCTGTAAATTTTGTCATGATAAACTCCTCTGTTAATTTAATTAAAATATCCGTATAGTTACACTGTGCTAAGTTATTAACACAGTGTATTAATATAGTTATTCAAACGGTAAATTAGGGCATGATAGCACCTCCTATTTAAATCACTTTGCAATCTATTTAGCATCATGTATTCAAATTTCTGCATAATATACCCCTTAATTATCGTAACTTAATACAATTGCTTTGGCTTCTCTCAATGCACTAAGCATCAACGGGTTTTTATTTACTTCTTCAATACTTATTCCCAAGCTATCAAGCGTGTCTGTCAAGTCATAAGTAACACAAAATTCGTGATTAGCTAATTCGTATGTGAACATATCCAACATATAACCTGTTCCAGTTTTATCATTTTCAATAGCTTGTGATTTTTCAGTGTGAAAACGTTCAAAAGTATCATGTATTACTTTGCTGTCGGTTTTTAAATAGAAACTTCCTGCAATACCACGTACCAATTTATCTTTGCAGTTTTCTGTTGTTAAATTCATTTCAGCAAGTGCTTTTTTGAATTGGTCATTATTAAAAGCGAAGTGCATTGGTAGGGCGTTCATTTCTTTTTCTTGTCTGTTTCTTAATTCACTGTATTTATTCATTTGTTACTCCCTTAAATTTGTTTATACTCTATTATAACATACTGACAACTGGTGTCAAGCTTTTTATTCTCCAATATGCCATATCCTATAACTATCTTCATAATCGTGTAATTCAAGAGCTAAATTATAGTCAGTATAGTGTACACCATGTAAGTCATTTTCAGCATAATCTGGTAGATTCACCCAACTACTATTAGTCATTATAAAATCACCTAAATAATATATGCTATGACTAGTTTTTATAAACTTACCACATATTAATTCTGTGTCATCATCATCATAATCATAATTAGCAAACTCCTGTTGATAAATTTGCTCTGATTTTGTTAAGTCATCCCATGTATAAAACTCAACAAATTTCCCGTTGCTAGTAGCTGATAAGTTATTAATATTTTTCTTCATTTTCTGTGTCCTCTATATAATTCATCCATAATAAAGCTTGTAATGCTGTTTTATCACTAAGCATAACGGCCTTTCCAGCACTATCATCTTCATTCATAGCGCGTGAAGCTTCCCAAAAATCAATATATATTGACTTGTTATCATCGTTATTTAATCCACTTTCAATAAGTTTATTACGGTATAAGTTACCAAGATAATCAGCAATGGCATATTTACTATGAGTAAACTCTAGCCATTCAATTTCCCATGCTGTTAATTCATAATGACAATAACCACTTTCAAATTGTAAGTTATACATTTTTTCATCATCATGAAACATTTCTAATACTTCTTTACTTGTGTAAATTCTCATTACATACTCCCTTTTAAATTTGTTTCTAAGCCATGAGGATTGCGTGTAAGCTCATAACTTTAGAAAGCTATAGAACTATACCACTAACTTGTTTAAATAGCTTACAGTTCGTTTATATAAAAATCTTCAGGTTTCTCATTCATAGTAACGTTATCAGCCCACGTCAGAAAACAACAACAACTATTATTGGGAGTACACTTAATCATGTAACCTGCTTTTCCGAGTATTACTTGATAGTTGTCATTTTTCCAGTGTACAATCATACCTTTATTTACTGCATCTTTAATTTCTTGTAAGTTCATTTGTTACTCCTCTAAATGTTTAAGTAATTATAACATAGCACTAGGTACTAATCAAGAATTATTTCAATATTTTTATGGATTTGTTTCCATGTTATATGAGACTGCCAGTAATCGCGTAATGATGAGATATGAATAATTACAAAATTAGGGAATCCGCGTTTACTCATGCACTCTATAGTTGATTGCATATGCTTTTGTATGTTTTCACGGCCATCTAATTGTAATATGTGACAACTACCGCATGGTGCAATATAAAAATGTTCTCCAGTTGTGTCTATTCTTTCATCTAATCCTACTGCGTAAGTTTTCATTATTTACTCCTTTTATTTACATGCGTATGCTAGGATTGACGCATCAACCCCACAAAAAACACTTATTGAACCATCTGCGTATTCGAAACTAGTTGTTTCGTTTTCATAATCTTGTTTATAAGCATCAGCAATTTCAGAAGTTTCAATCAGTAATTCCGTGAAACTCATTCTTTTTTGACTGTATGCCAGTGTTGTCTGTTCTGCTCTGTTCATTTTATACGCTCCTTATTAGTGTAGTAATATTTATATGACCATTGTTGTAATCTTCTATTAAGTGTTGATGTTTTAAAGCAGTAATTATTTCATTAGGAGTCATAGCCATATTAAATAAGACATAACATTCATTCAATTTCAATTGATCATTTGCAATTGCATACAAGTCATTAGCACTTTTATTTTCTTTCATTTTGTAACCCCTTTATATATCATATTCGCAAGTAAATACTAGTAATACATATTTGTGTATAACCTCTTTAGGAATATCAACACAATAACTTTGTTTTATATTTGATACTATGCAAGGTATTAAATATTCTTTTAGCCATATGTCTTTAATTTCACTTGTTACATCTAGAAATGCCTTTTTCATTTTCTCTATTGTTTCCATTGTAAACTCCTTATTAATTAAGTATATCACAGTACTATGTACTATGCAAGCTTTAAATCTTTTTTAGTTTTAATCTTTTTATAACCATGCTTATTTTCTATGTCAATAAGTGTGCATTTACTATAAGTATTTCTTTTACGTGTTCCAGTATATACCCAAGCTTTATGCTTAGAACTAAACCAAAAACCTAAAGTCTTTAAATAGTCTTTGTCATTATATGCATTGAAACAGTAAACCCATGTTCCAATAATTTCTATAGTTATATCTAGCTTGATAATTTTAGAAAGTATAATCATGTAAGTGTCAGTAAATTCAGTAAAATGTTCATAAGAGTAGTTTTTTATAGCCGTTTCATATTGATTATTGAGTGTTTTAAAGTCTTCTGCATTCCCGCCAGTGTCGGGGTGCAGTTTTATGGATAGTGTTCTATAAGTTTTTTTAATATCCTCTATAGTACGGCAATTGCTAAAATAATTCATAATAAACCCCTTAAATTGTTATAAGTAATTATTGTGTTACTTTATTAAAAATGTATTGCTCATGTTCTGGTGTCAGTTTATAGCCATAATCCTGTAAGTTATCGCTACAAGTAGTTATAAAACTTAATCCAAAACACAATGCGGTATCTATAGAATCGTCAATAATTATTTGCTCTTGTTTAGTCATAATAAACCCCTTAAATTGTTATAAGTAATTATAAACCCTAGTAGTTGGGTTGTCAAGTAAAATGTACTGTATATAGTAAAATAAATAAAATAATGTAAGTAGTAAGTTTGTGCATATAAGTAAACCAGTAAGTTTTTATGTATTACTTACACTATGTAAGTATGATAAGTAACAGAAATAAATAATAAGAAATAAGGCAATAAGTAAGTTTTTATGTATTACTTACACTATGTAAGTATGATAAGTAACAGAAATAAATAATAAGAAATAAGGCAATAAGTAAGTTTTTGCGTGTATAATGGTCAATAAGTAAGTTTTTGCGTGTGCTTAAAATTATAAAGGTATACTATATAAGCAATAAGCTTTTGAGCGTGTAAGTTTTTGGGTAGCCTGCCAACCGTACGTAATAGCGTACGGTTGCTTAAAATTGCCCTTTTTGGGAGTATAGTCCTACTTTTAGCCTATTTATAGCACTATTCTGTCAATTATGTGTAATAGTTTTATTGACAGAATAGTGCTAGTTTTTTAATCTTCAATAAAATCTATAATATCCATATATGGATAGAGTGCCAAAAGCATGCAATCATCATAGCAGAAATTATCCTGGTTATATAATATTGTTACTTCCTGCATTAAATGTAAATATTCGTAGTCTTGCATAATAAAATTACTGTTGGTTACTGCTAAATAGTCAGCAGTAAAATTGTTGTCAATTCTTTGGTTATTCTCTGCTAAGCTTAAACTCACATAAGTAATCATGGGTTGTTGTGCTTCTTTTAATGTCATAATAATACGCTCCTTCTAAAATGTTTTTATAATAAACTCAGTTATTTGCTGTTTATGTACCTCATTCAAACACAACCTATATTTATTTACAGGGCTATTACAGTATGTTCTATCCATACTTGTTATAAACCAATCAGAGAAGTATTCCACCGTGAATTGTGTTGATTCAGGAATCCCACTATAGCGGTTAGGAAAGTGTTGTGCATGTACATCAACAATTACTTTTATACCTTTCCAAGTACTTTTAGGTAGTAGTTTTGTAAGTTTTGACTCAATAGCTTCTATTGCAGATTGAATACTCATGGAATCAATTGTTCTGACTCTAGATTTTTTTTGAATTAAAGCAAGTTTTTCATTAATTTCTTGTGAGTTTGTTTTATTAATCTTCATAATAATATGCTCCTTCTGGGAAAGTTTTTTAAAGCTATAATATAGCTGTACAACCCCACTATAGCGGTTATAATGGGGTAATATAGATATACTATAATAACAACATTAGTTTTTTTAGTACTTTCATTGACGGCATGCCAAATGGATTCACATATAAGCGGGTTTTGTGTTGATGTATTATATCATTATTAAGTGTGTTTCTAAAATATGTCGTAAAATCACTTCTATAGCCGTCAAGCTCAAGTGTGCTTTCAATAAATAGTATCTTATTCTCTTTATCGGGTGCATAGATGTTCATTACTGTAATATGTAAGTTATACCCAGTTTTGTTATTATGGGACAATAAACTAAAGAATTGCCGTTGCTCAATCCCTGTATCGTTATTAGGGGTGAATAAGTCGTCAAACATCGCAAGTATTTTTTTCTGTTTTTCTGTACAGAATTCAGTAAAAACCTCTTTACTACTGTGGTATAATTTTAAGCTGTTTACACTGTACTCCACTTTTAATTTAACATTTTTCATAATAATATGCTCCTTCTGGGAAAGTTTTTAAAGCTATAATATAGCTGTACAACCCCACTATAGCGGTTATAATGGGGTAATATAGATATACTATTTTATACACTTGTCAATTATCTGTTTCAGTTTATTACATGTTAGAGCACAAGTAGTGTCTTTAAATAAAGTTGTTGACATATCTTGATTGTTGTCTTTAATGTCAGAAACTACCCGTATAGTGTGGATTAATCGTGTACGGTCTTTTGAAACGTGTAGCCAGTATTCTATGTATACTCTATCTCCATTATTTACGTAATCATAGTTGATAGAAATATCCACTCCATGCACTTTAGGAATATCATCATATGATAGCTTGGGAGTAATATGCACTTCTCTATTCTCAGTATCATAATAAGAAGTAAAACACTCAACTAACTTAATGTACTTTGCTGATAATATCGTATACATAGTACCTTTACTGACTTTATCCATACTAATATAATAAGTAATATTTTTTTCCATTTTTTCACTCCATTTGTTGAGGTAAACCTCAATTTGTATAAATGCTTATTAAGCATTTAGTTATCACAAGTTTATAAAATTATACACCATAGTTGGTACTGATAATTTTATAAGCTGTTGCGTTATACCTCAAAATAGGGTTGCTAAATTGAGGTATACATCGATATAGGTTATTTCTTGTTTAATCTATTCATTTTATAGCCTCAATTCTTTGCAATTCTACAAGCTCTTTTTTCCACTCAAGTAATAAATCATCTGCGTGGTACCCCGGGTGCGCATTATTAATTGTCGTCGTCAATTCTGCAATACTTTTTTTCTTGTTATCGATTGCTCTTTTTATATCGTACATATTATCACTCCATTAATTGAAATATAGGCCGATTATACACCGGCCGTTATAGTTATAGTACTTCCCATGCTCCAGCGTTAAAATACTGAATGCTTGTCACTCCCAGATCGTACATGTAAAAATTAAGAGGCTGAAACGCGCGTTCGTTATTATAGTGACTACACAAGCCGTACAGATAGACGTGGCCATCGTCATCTAATAACCTGAATCTATATATACATTGTTTCCTCATTTTAGCAGTCAATTCTTTTAATTCAGTACCCGTTTTACTCGTTCGTAGAAAAGTAAAACCATTGAATTCGCCATTGCAGATTACATCTTTCGTTATTATAAACATATTATCACTCCATTAATTGAAATATGGCCGATTATACACCGGCCGTTATAGTTATAACCAATTAACAGCATAGGAACTGTTTCTATGTAGAATTCTGTCAATTTCTGTATTGACATTTTCTATTGTTGATAGTGTGCAGCTATAGTGGTTATTTATAAAAATACTATAACCTTTTCCGAATCGCGCAGAATCCTTGTAAATGTTTATCATGGTATCACTCCCTAAAATAAAATAAATATACTGTACAGTATATAGAGTAGTACACAAATGTATACTTGTGTACTACTCAATAAACTGGTTTATAAAATCCACTCCAATGATGCCATGCACGGCTGAAACCGCTGGCCTAGGCGGTGGATTCTGATGAACCCGCGAGCGATATACACGCTCGACTATGAACCGCACGGATAATTTAATATTTCCGTTACCCACCCTAAACTATCAAAAAACATTGACACTCGTCTATTAATTATAACATACATATGGTAAAAATAGGTAAAAAACTTTATTTATTTTACGATAGATATGTATAAAATTAGCCAGTAACAACAGTATTCTATTGTATTTTATTGTATACAAAATATGGGAAATTGTATATATCAGTAGTTTATTGCATGGCGGGGTATACCGGGGTTACTCAGTGTATACAATGGTATACAAAATATGGGAAATTGTATATGATGGTATACAATGGTATACAAACAGAACCGGGTTGATGCGTGTACTAGTTGGGTAGTACACTAGTTGGGTAGTACACTAGTTGGGTAGTACACTAGTTGGGTAGTACAGTGGAACAGCCCCCCTACATAGACGTGAGTACACAACCACCCCCCTGTCCCTAGCCTAGCCCCCCCAAACTGTCTCCATATTATTGTTCTTTACACCCCACTGTGGTATATATTTTTTTACACTTTTACCCATAAGGTTCATTAAACCCATAGCCACATAAACGCTGTCATTCGCACGTAAATAAACTTGTTATACATTTATACTACTTTCAATACTTATTGCACTACACCGCGTTCTCATGCGTCTCACAGTAATATGGAATACCTGTACTCCTTGGGTTCTTTACGCTACTATATAAATTTCCTCTACTACACGTAAAAGAAATAGATAACGTATTACCCCACTTTCAATACTTATTGCACTACACGTAATCCTCGTGTGTCTCATCAAGTTCTACAGCCTTATCTAACACTATATATTATCAATACTAGTATCTTGTAAAGAAGTTGGTAAAGAGGTAGTATAAGGCAGGAGGAAACAATGACAGAAGCAAAAAACACGAGCACAGATTACAATGAATGGTATAGCAAGGTTGAGAGCATAAATGAAAAGTTTACCTGTGATAAATGCGGTAAAAAGTGGCGTATGGTGGAATTAAGCCGAGTAGCTATTAATTGGGCAACACCTGAGAATTGTGTAGACAGGGTGTATGAGTTATGTCCTAATTGTCAAAAAGCTGTATTTAATTTTATAGAGGTAAATTATGAAAATAAATGAATCAAACAAAGCTCCACAGCGATCACCATCATTGTTAGCAAACGAAGCCAAGTGGAAAACTATTTTTAAGAAACACATGGGGCATAGCTTAAGTGTAGACATACCACGAGTAGGTATTGACCCCTATCTTGATAACGGTACACTTATGTGCCTTACCTGTGATAAGGTGGGAAATGCAGAGATTGTGGTTGATGAAGTAATAGAAAGCAGTATTGCTTTTAAAACCCTGCCTATATACAGGTACAGCTTATGGAATGTGGTTTAATACCACTCAAATGAAAGCACTACGATCAGTGCTTGACACGATTATAGAAAATTCGGAAGGAGAAACAAATGGCTAAAAGCACACAACCACGTATAGAAGTGGTTCAGCACGAGGAATTCGTGGTAAAGATTGGAGAGGATAAATTAAGGTTAAGTCGAGATGAAGCACTAAAGCTTTATAACGAGCTACAAACCGTATTGGCAATAGAAATAAAATGTGAAGAGGTAGAAATTACGCTAGACCCCGTTTGCCCTTGTATACCTTGGTATAGGCCATAAAACCCATATATAACTGTGTAAAAACAGGTGACATCAAACAGCATTTAAACCACCTGTATTGCAGTTATTGTCGGGGTACAAGTGAGAAAAGTAGTGACACCCACTTTTATGGGTATTACTGTGTAAGGAGAAAGAATGAATTTCAGAATAAAGCTACCAATATTTAATGTAGACTGTGAATTTTATATAGGGGTTGAAAACATACCCACGTATTATAAAGCACTTGTTAAAGAAGGATATAAAGGTACACAGCCTGAAAACGTTGATAGCAAGGGACTCGCATGGGGCAGTTATGTTTACTTGAAAGACATGACTGATGACAGCAATATAGCACATGAGCTCGTGCATTTAGTGACAAATATACTAGAGGACAGAGGAGTTGAGTGTGATGAAACTCGTGCATATATCACAGGATATATAACAGGAAAGTTTTATAAGAAAGCTAAAGAATTAAAAGAAAAGGAGAAGAACGATGCCTACGTACAGTTATAAATGCCCAAATTGTGGCAAGATAATAGAAGAGTTTCACGCTATGAGTGACACCCCGGTTTTTGTTTGTGACACCTGTGGAAATAAATTTGTGAGAGTAGTCAGTGGAGGCACCGCTACACTCTATAAATCGAGTGGTTTTACAAAATACAATGGACGAAGCAATTAACAGGACATGAATAGGACAGCAAATCATGTATTTAGGCGTATAAAACAGCGTTAACAGGACATGAATAGGACAATAAACAGAAATGAGACAGATGACTCATTAAGTGGGTTAGTGAGCATATATGGGGCAAAGGGGAAACAGTGGAAACAAGTCTTACAAAAGAAATAAAATACAAATTACTTGAACACTATAGAACCAAGCGTGATATGCGTGTGGCACAAGAATGTGGAAACATGGATGTACTCGCTATTAGCAAAGAAGGAATTAGTTATGAGTTTGAAGTAAAAATCAGTAAGAGTGATTTAGTAGCTGATAAGAAAAAGACAAAACATAAACGAAGACACATGACACATTTCTTCTATTACGTGGTTACACAAGAGCTAGGGGAAACAGCGTTATTACAAGCAAGTGCATTAAGCGATTCCTATGGAGTCATGACATATAACGGCACGGGGTTTGAAACGCTTAAACGGGCTAAAAAACGCAAGACAAGCGTAGATTTAGAGAATCTGTTATATGGACATATTAGTTATGCTTATTTACGTAACTACAAGAAGGTTTGCTTATATGAAACCGATAGAGAATTGTTTATTCCACACGGGGTTTCTAAAAGAGCGGAAACCGTTTACAGGAACTTATTGAAAACTTACTCCATAGACATTGTAGAGCTATTTCTCTATAATGTAGATAAAGATGTTATTACATACAACAACAAATACACTATAGTGTTTAAAGAGAAATCATGCTATGTGGCACAAAAACTAGTACACTACAAAAAACCTGTGTATGGTGATAGTTGGGTGGAGACAGTATTACAGGGGGTAGATAAATGGATAAACGACTCAAAAAAAGACATAGTATTCACGATGTAGCAGTGTTATGTAGAGTACAGGACTATATCGTTCGCGACTATGAGCAAGGCGTTATAGACTCATTAGATTTTACTACATGGATGTCATTAGCGTCCTACTATGGCAGAGATATGCTACTCATTCCATTTTATATTCACAGTTTGGAAAGGGATTTGAGTGATATATATTTTATGCACTTACGGGCTGGTGAGCCGATACAGTTCAGTTGCCTACAGACTATGAAGGAAATGAAACAAATGAAGGAGACAGAATGTTAGAAAATATTCCAAATTCAAGATTAAAAGAAGTGAGCGAGTATACAGAGACTTTTGGCATAGAGAAAGCTGAAATTTTCTTTGGTATACTGCGTGATACTATTAAGCGATACATTAGATTGTATAAGAAGAGAATGGAAGAAGGAGAAAAAGTGGAAGGAATAGATGGAGTCAAAGAAGAGGTTGTTGAAAAAAACACTATTAAACAAACAGTGTTGTCATCAACCAAATTCACAAATGCTGAACAACTAGCAGAGTTTTGTAATATAGATTTGAGTATTTGGGAAGCATCTAAAATTGTAACCAATCAATGGGGTAAAACAGATCAACCTATGTGGCAGTTCAAGGTCATATGGAATAGAATCAAGGGACTCAGCCCACTGAATGTTGTTGAGTTACTGGAAAAAAACTTAGAGAAATATGATGCACCCGTACTTCCTGTGTATGAGCAAAAACAGGGAAATGTTACAATTGAGGTGGAAATTCCGGACATACATTTGGGGCGTTTATCGTGGCATCGCGAGACAGATCACGACTACAACTCAGAAATTGCGTATAACGAATGGATAAAAGCTCATCAGTATTTTTATAATCAAACATCCCATTTAGCAGTAGAGAAAATGGTGTGCGTTATTGGTTCAGATTTTTTTAATTGTGAAGGAGCATCGGGAGAGACTACAAAAGGTACACGTCAAGTAGAAGATGGGAGATGGCAACGTAGTTTTGAAATAGGCTGTAGAGCCTCTGTAGATGCAATAGAGTTTTGGCGTTCAAAAGGGATGGCTGTAGAAATAAAGATTATTCCCGGAAATCACGATATGGAACGAATATATTATCTAGGAGCTTACTTAGTGGCTTGGTACAAAGACGTTGCTGAAGTTACAATAGACAACGCACCAACAGTAAGAAAGTATTTTGTATATGGACGTAACATGATCGGGTTCTCGCACGGACAAGCAGATTATAAACGATTACGTACTGTGTATCAATCAGAAATGAGAGAACATTTGTCCACATGTGACTGTATTGAATTTCATGTAGGGCATACACATCAAGAAAAAGTGGTAGAGGATTTTGGTAGTGTAATTATACGTACTATTCCGTCATTGGCACAACATGGAAATTGGGAATATGAAATGGGGTATACAGGTAATAGACGAGCACAAGCATTTATATGGCATAAAACCAAGGGATTGATGAACATAGAGTATTACACGCCTGATTTTTTAGATAAATAGGAGAAGAAATGAATGTACTGAGTTTATTTGATGGGATGAGTTGTGGGCAAATTGCGTTGGAAAGAGCAGGGGTTAAAGTAGATAATTATTATGCGAGTGAGATAAAAGCTCATGCGATTAAAGTAGCACAATATAACTACCCAAGTACGATACAATTAGGGGATGTAACAAAACTAAATACTAGTCAGTTACCTAAAATTGATTTACTAATTGGGGGCAGCCCTTGCCAAGATTTTTCAAGGCTAAAAGTAGGGGATGATAGAAGTGGTTTACGCGGTAGTAAAAGTAATTTATTTTATGAGTATTTACGTATTTTAAAAGAAGTGCATCCTACATACTTTTTGTTGGAAAATGTGAAGATGAAAAGGGAACATAAAGAGGAGCTTGATAACTATTTAGGTGTACGTGGAATTAATATTAATAGTAATATGTTTTCGTTCCAAAACAGAGATAGATTTTATTGGACAAACATATCTATAGCACCTTATATAGATAAAAACATAAATTTTCAAGATTATAAGGACACTGATACGACTTATTGTTTTAATTTTAAAGCAAATAAAACTCCGAGTAGGGTGAGGATGTATGAGAAGCAGTGTCCAAATGTTACTTATAGAAAGAAGATAAATTGTGTAACATGTAAGCAGGATAGGTGGAGTAATTCAGGATTAATTGATTTTGATGGATTTTGTAGGTATTTGACTACAAGGGAATTGGAATTAGCGCAAACAGTGCCTATAGGGTACACAAAATGTTTAAGTATGAGACAAGCGGAAAATGTATTGGGGGATGGATGGACAGTGGATGTCATAGCACATATTTTAAAAGGAATTGAACATCCTTATGAATTGACAGATGAGGAAGAACAAAACAAGCCTTTATTCGATTTAGGGGACAAATAATCACCTACATTGCATTTAATTAATTTATAAGATAGAGTATAGTAAATAACAAGAAAGGAGAACAAAGTGATAGTAAAAATAGTAGGAAAAGTAAATGGTACTTATACAGAGAGGGTTGAGGACGATGTAAAACGGTATTTATTTGAAAATAGGTGTGACGAATTAGAGACCCTAGTATTCACTGGGCCGAGAGATGTTCCTTATTCACGTGTAACACTTATATTTAAGGATAAGGATGAAGACAAGGGAGACCCTCCTATTAGCATTTCTTTCAATGACAAAGTATTTTGTATGGAGGGCTCTAACGGGCGTACAATAGACATACTCAAATATGATGCTCGAAAGGATTACTAATGTCTGATGGGCAAGAAGTAATAACCAAATTAGAAAAAGACTCGACATGGTTTAAGACATTAAAGCCACAGGAAAAGCTGTATGTAGCATATGTATGCACAAATGGTGGGAGTGCTTTAAAGGCGGCGAAGAAAGCAGGTCGTAAAAGTGTGGGTGCATTGGCATCTAGTGAAGCAATCATGGAAGCCAAAAAGGAATTTATGACCGCGGTACTTGCTGACAGAGTTTCGGAACTAGAGTCAAAGATAACGCATGTACTATGGACACGAGCATTTTATAATCCATTTGATTTGATTGATGAAATGGGACAGCCACTGACTGCGGATGGTTTCCCCTATGATTCTGATACCTTTAGTTTAAAAGAGTACAAAGAACGTATTGGGGATTTGGCGGTATGTATTGAAGGCGTGAAACGATTAATAAACCCACGGAGTCCTGATTCGATTATTATAACATTAGAACTAGCAGATAGACGACAGGCACTAAAAGAGCTAACAAATTACATTGGTATGAGCCATGAGGACACTGCTGAAAAAGGTAGTTCATTTGTGGTTAATGTAACTGTTGATACAGAGCATGTGAAAAAAGAGGCTTATAAAATAGCTGAGTATAAACCTGACCCTAAAGTTAAGGTTTTGTAGAATATAAGGAATGAATGAATGGCATTAGATATAAAATTACACCCAAAGCAACTACTCGCACTCAACACACCTGCAACAGAAGTGTTATATGGCGGAGCTGTAGGCGGTGGAAAAGCATTAGATGTACATACACCTATACTCACTACGTGTGGTTGGAAAACTATGGAGACACTTGTTGTAGGGGACAGGGTATTTGATGAGTTGGGACTTCCTTGTAATGTAGTAGCTAAATCCAAAGTAGATAAAAAAAGTGCTACGTATGAAGTTGAGTTTGATGGCAACAAAGACAAAGTTGTGGCATGTGATGGACGACATCAGTGGAGCACGTTGACACGCACAGATAGAACAGCAAAGATTGAAAGGTTTCCCACTCCTAAAACCACGAATGAAATACGTCATAGTCTAACAGCAGAACGTGGTAAACGAAACAATCATTCTATACAGGTGACAGAACCCCTACAGTTTGTGGAGAAATTACTTGACATAGACCCTTATATTTTAGGGGTATTTCTTGGTGGGGGCATGTATGATCGTAAAGCAAAGAAAGGTATGGTTATTACAAGCAAGTGTGCTTCAACAACAACCAATTTAGCTACGTATAAAGGTGGAAAATATTACGACAAAGAGCATTGGAAAGACTTACTAAAGATTGTGGGGTTATATGGATTAGAACCACGTGACCATTTTATACCCATAGATTATCAACTTGGTTCAGTAGCCCAACGCACAGAGTTACTTAAAGGTATGTTAGATGTACGGGGCACTATTTACAGTGATAGTTTTAAGTATAAGCGTTCAGCGGGACAAGTAGAGATGTATACCGATGGGCAACAGCTCTGTAAAGATGTTCATTTCATGTTGTTGTCACTGGGGCAAAAATCATGGATGTATGAACGAGAAGAGAATAATCGTAAAAGAAGACCAAGTTGTGCATGGCGTGTACGTGTATATGCTGATATGATATTGTTTAATAGTCGTGATAGGGCCACACAACAACGCCATAGCATGGGTAGTATTAGAACAGCTCGTCAACGACATTATATTTCTGATGTACGTAAAGTAGAAAAACGTGCGGTACAATGTATACAGGTTGACAGTCCTTCTAATTGTTATCTTGCCGGTGAATATTTAATACCTACTCACAATAGTTATTTAATGCGAGTAGCATCTATTGTTTGGGCTATGGAGGTACCGGGCATACAAATATATTTATTTAGATTAACACAGAAAGAATTGGATGACAATCACATGGTAGGTAGCGGTGGATATTACACCCTACTTCTTGATGCAGTTCATTCCAAATATGTGAAGATAAACAGCTCTAAAAACATTATACAATTTAGGAATGGAAAGCACAATAGTTTTATGGGTGGTTCTATAATTCATTTATGCCATTGTCAGCATGAGGATGATAAATACTTATACAAAGGTGCGGAGATGGATGTGCTGATGATTGATGAAGCCACTCACTTTACCCATACAAAATATGAGTATTTGCGAACACGTGTTAGACGCCCCAAAGACAATCCACTTCCCGATGCAGTAATAAAAAAATACGGGGAAAAATACTTCCCACGTATATTGCTTGGAACTAATCCGGGCGGTATTTCACATTGTGTAAGATTTGGTAATGTATTGACAACAAAAGGGTTTGTACCTATACAAGATGTTGTTGTTGGTGATATGGTGTTATCTATGAACGCAGACACATTTGATATTGAACGAAACAAAGTAACAGAAACGTTTGAATATGATTACACAGGAAACATTGTTCATATAGATAATAAAAAGATTAATATAGAGTGTACGCCGAATCATAGTATTGCTTACATACCTGACCCAAAGAAGAACAAGTATTTTAAGATGAAACCTTTTACTGAACTACCGAATCAAGCAAATGTTGTGAGAGCAGGGAACAAAATAAAAGGGGGGAGTAGGCGTAGAGTATTTAAAATTGCTGATGAATATCATTTAAAACAACAGAGGGCAAATCAGCCATTAAAGATAAAGTATAGAGACTACGCTGAATTAATGGGATGGGTATTATCAGAAGGATTCTTTGTTGCTGATAAAAAGTATGGGTCTCCACGATTTGCTATAGCGCAGAGTAAGAAGAATACACGGCTTATTATTGAGGACTTGCTAGATAGGTGTGGGTTTACTTATAATTATCATTCACAGGCGTACACAATGTACTCTTATGAGTGGGCACATTATATTAAGCAGTTTGGTAAATGTGAGGACAAATTTATACCACGTGAGTTACTTAATTCCACGGATATTGATGCTGTTTTTACATCGTTGATGTTAGGTGATGGTCATTGGATAACGGATGAAAGCGGAAATTACTCTACTTACAGCACTAGGCTACGAGACGATGTTATGGAGCTGTGTGTTAAATTAGGATACACAGTACATTATACAATTCGTCAGCAAGAGGATAGAAGACTTCCTACACAAGTGGTACATTTTCACAAAACGAAACAACCTGTTACTGAAATATTTACGGGGAACAAACGATACAAAAATAGAAAAGAAGTTACAGTACATGATAGTAACTGTTCTGAAGAGTACGTAGAAAACGAAAAGATTTATTGTATTGAAGTAGAAAATAACCATAACTTCTTCTTAGAACAGAATGGGCATGTATGGTTATCTGGCAATTCGTTTTGGAGACGAGAATTTGTAAAAATAGCTGAACCAATGACGATTACGCAGATGCCAAACACGAAAGGCGGTATGTTACGACAGTTTATACCCGCACAATTATCTGACAATCCTTCAATAGACAAAGAAGAGTATGAGGGCAAGGTAATGGGTGTCGGTAATGAAGCCACGGTACGTATGTTGCTTGAAGGTGATTGGGACGCAGTTGCAGGTGGAATGTTTGATGATGTATGGGATGAAACCGTGCATATGATACCGCCATTTGAAATTCCTTATACATGGTATTGTGACCGATCTTTTGATTGGGGACACACAGACCCGTTTAGTGTTGGTTGGTGGGCTCAGTCAGATGGTAGTTCAGTAAAATTGGCTGACACCGTAGCAGAAGATGGTACAGTAGTAAAAGGAGAAACAGTAGTATTTCCAAAAGGTAGTTTATTTCGTATAGCAGAATGGTATGGATGGACAGGTGAAGAAAATATCGGCATAGGACTTACTGCCTATGAGATTGGGCAAGGTATTGCTAAAATGGAAAGAACAAATGATGTATTGAAAAACATTGAGAAGATAGTGCCGGGCCCCGGAGATCATCAGGTATGGAATAACAGCCCCAAGCAGGACTCTAGTTACCGTTCACTTATTCATGAATTAAACTCAGGGTATTATGGAAATGACCACTATATGCTGTTTGATATATTCACAAAAGCAGATCAAACAGCGGGTAGTCGTCCACGAGGATGGGACATATTAAGGACTCACTTGAAAAATTCTGTAAATTATCCTAAGATAGATAGACCATGTTTATTTGTGTTCAACACATGCCCTACACCAAATAGGATATTACCGACATTAATCAGACATGATAAGAAGATTGAGGATATCGCAGACCATCTTGAAGATCACGTTGCGGATGAAATAAGATATCGAGTACAGCACTCTGTACATGAAACAAAACGAATACCAACAAGGGTGGGTTAATTATAGTGTTAGAATATACAAAAATTATAAATGATAAAGACGGAAATGAGTTTACCTATATAGATGGTATTGAAACCACGCATCCTGATTATGATGTATTTTCTCCTAGATGGAAAAAGGCGAGAGATGTTATTGCAGGTGAAGAGACGCTAAAAGGTACGGGTAATAGAGAGTACTATTTACCTCGTTTAAATGGGCACACAAATACTACGCAAGGCAACGCTGACTACACATCATTTGTTGAATACGCGGAGTTGTTTAATGCAACAGGTAGATCGGTTGAAGCTTATCGTGGATTACTTAATCGTAAACTCCCTTTTATAAAACTTCCTTCAAAGGTAAAGGATTTAATAAAAGCATTTACTATTAAAGATGAATCAATATACACCTTTATGGAACAAATAGAAGTGGAAACTATTGTTACAAATCGTGTAGGGCTTTTTATAGATCATCCCTATGTAGACACTGAGAGAAAGCTGACAAAACATGAAGCACAATTTATGAACATGAGCCCTTATGGCACTATGTATACAGCAGAGTCTATTATAAATTGGGAAGAGAAACGAGTGAACAACAGAATCATGACGAGTTTGGTTGTGTTGAAAGAAGAGGAATATGTACGAGTAGATTCTTTTGTGCCTGAGATAAAAATAACATACAGGGTATTAGAGCTTGATGCACAGGGATACTATAGACAGGTTATTATTGAGCCCTCAGTGATTGTTACTGATTTACAGAAACAGGGAATGACGAAGAATGTAATAAAAGACGTTATATACCCAAAGCAAGACGGGAAACTTATGACGTTTATTCCATTTTATCCCGTAACAGCACAAGGCGTGACATGGGAATTAAGCAAATCAGTTATTAGCGATTTAGTAAATGTAAATATAGCGCACTTTAGAAATACAGCTTTTCATGAAAAGGCTATTATGTGGACAGCGAGCCCAACAGCGGTTTTTAGTGGATTACCTACAGATACTCAGAGTATTGGTATAGGTTCTACAGAGGCAGTTATTATAGCTCCCGGAGGCACAGCAAAGTATTTGGAGTATGAAGGACGTGGACTCGATGACATAAAGATAGCACTTGATAAGAAAGAACAGCAGATGGCTATACTTGGTGCGAAGATATTGGCAAATGAAGTGAATGGCATTGAGAGTGGTGAAGCCGCAATGATACATCGTGCAGGAGAGCAGGGTATATTAGCGGATATAGCAACCACTATTGGCACTGCAATGGAGAAACTTATTGAAGTCATTTGCGCTTGGCGTAAAGTAGATTTCACAGAAAACTCTATTGTTGTTGAAATCACCAAAGATTACACACCTGCTGTTATTGATGCAAACACTGTTATAGCACTTGGTAAAGAAGTAGCAGAAGGACGTTTGAGTTACGAGTCTTATGTGGGTGCAATGCAGAGAGGTGAAATTATACCGGCAACACGTGACGCAAAAGCAGAATTGAAATTAATAGCAAAGACGCATGAAGGAACAATACTTACGAACACAGAACGTATTGAGTATTTGGAGAAGAAAGGTATGACGGGTATAATAAAAAGGGCAGAAGAGCTTGAAGAACAAGCTAATCCTGAACCCATAGAAGTAGCAGAACCGAAAGTAGAAGAAAGCGATGATAAAACTATGGAACTATAAACCTATGGAATAGGCGAGTTTCAAGTAGAAGAAACCTTGAGGGTATAGAATGAGTGATAATAGCGAAGTACAGAGTGTAGTAAAGTTTTTAATGAATGCCAAGACAATGTTTGACATAGCAAATACAAAACTACCTGAAGATGCAACCAAGATTGATTTTGATCAGTTTGAAACCGATTTTTATAAGGCAAATGAAGGATTGCAGAAAAACAGAGATCAATTGAAGGCGGAGAAGCTAAAATTAGTAGATGAAGCAGATACAAACAAGACAGCAATGGATGCATTGACTAAAAAGTATAGCTCCATTGACGAAAACCTTCCCGACAAGTATAATAAGGCAATTGATGAATTAAGTGCACTAAAAGCTACCATGAAAGATGGTTCTTTTGATGTTGATGTCTTTAATCGCACGAAACAATCAGAGATTGATGGATTAAAAGCAGAGCATGAAAAGGCTTTAAGAGATGGTTTAGCGGAAAAGAATACAGAACTTAATTCTTTTAAGACTTCTTCAGATACGTTTAAAGGGTTGTACACAGAAACCTTGCGTAAAGAGGGTCTTATGGGTGAATTAGAGAGAATTAATGTGAATCCAGAGGACAGACCATTAATACAGAGGGCATATTTAGGCAGAGCCGAGGTGTCGAATGAAGGTGAAGACAAAAATAAATTTGATGTCTTCTATAAAAACGATAAAGGCGAATTACAATCAGGTGTAGAGTTTTGGGATAAATGGGCAACTGAAGAGAGCAATCAGAAATATGTTTTGGCTGACGATAACAAGGGTGGGGGTGCTAATCCGAATAAAAGAACCTCTGTTGTCAATAGCACAGATAAATATGGAAAGACTCTTACAGAAGAAAATGCAACACTATCAACCAAAGACAAATTAACACTGATGGAGAAAATGTCGCCTGCAAAGAAATAATTTGGAGGAATAAATTATGTCACAAGTAAGTGGAGTATCCCAAACGTGGAACAGTCCTCAGTATGAGGGACTTTTATGGACAGCAGATCAAGTACCGGGAAGAGCAAACAACTTGCCTTTCATGGGGATTCTTGGTGGATTAACAGGAGCAGATTACAGGATAGTACCTGATTTTGATTATGCAATGACGGCAGTATATGACTTTGCCGCCGCCGCACAGCCAGATATTGATGAGACCGATTCGTTGACAGCAATTGCCGCTTCGTCTCCTGTTTTATCTCAGGTAAGAAATAGTTGTGGTATTGTACAGGAATCAGTAAACATTTCGTACAAGAAACTATCAACGATGAGCAGAATTGCTACTGATATAGTAGCTAGTTCAGTAGGTTATTGGGCGAAAGAAAATACCCCAATTGAAGACGCAATACAGTCAAGAAAATCTTATGTATTGAAAAAAATAGCTAGAGACTTGAATTATACATTTATGAATGGTGTATTTCAGGAATCAACAGGAGTAGATGTTTCAGGTATGACCGGTGGTGTAGTAGCCGCAACAAGTACTAATGCAACAGCCGCAGGTAGCATCGAATTAAATGAATCACTATTGCAGGCAATGTTTGCAGACTGTGCAACTAATTCAGGTGGACAGACTTTTAATAGTTATCCCGTAATGTTTGTAACAGCTATTCAGAAATATAATATTTCAAAGATTTTTGGTTATCAGCCAACAAGTTGGAACATGGGTGGGGTTGCAATAGACACTATCTTAACTGACTTTGGCCCCGTAGGTGTTGTTTTTGAGTCAATGGTTCCCGCAGGTACTGTTGCACTTGTAGCAATGGATGCAGTTAGACCTGTATTCAACCCTGTTGTAACTGAAGATGGTAGTCAAGGACTAATGGTTTATAAAGATATGGCAGTACTCGGTGGTGGGTATCAGGGATTCTTTCAGGCACATATTGGAATCGACTATGCAAATGAATTGATGCATGGTAAGGTTACTGGTATTGCTCAGAGCAGAATATAGCAACTAGTTAGATGGAACTAACGTGGGGCGTTTGCCCCACTTCATTTAAAGGAGACAATTATGTATAAATCATATAGGGTAAAAAATGTTGCCCTCGGAACAGAATTAAAAAATAAATTTGGCGTTCGCACACAAGCGGATGGAACCATACCGAAAAACAGACTTATAGAGGAAGATGCAAGTGGTGATATTGTAGTAGGGGTATTAGACTCTATTAGAGCATTTGCGGCTAATGAAGATGTTGAACGTAGTGCTAATGATTTCTTTTTAGCAGAAATTGGGCCTGTTAATTTAACAGCGGGAACAGACCTCACCGCAGGGCAACGTTTCAAATGTGGAACAGCAGGAAAGGCGATAGCACTTCTTGATGCTCGATTAATTGACACCACTATAAAGACACAGATTGGGGTAGCTTTTACAAACCAACCTGCAACGGATAACGTTGAGGTAGAGAGTTCAAGTGCATCAGACGTCACACAAACAGTCACGTTATATGGAACAGATTCATCTGATGCCTATATTACTGAGACATTGACACTAACAGGTACAACTCCTGTAGCAACTGCAAGTGCATTATGGAAAGCAGTATGCGGGATTTTATTGAGTGCAGCTTGTGTTGGTACAGTAACAGTTACTGAAGCTAGTGGTAGTGCAACTATTAAAGCGATTGCAATTGGGGATACATCAGCAGGTATTTATGATATTACTGACGGGTATACTTACAACAAGAAAGCTGAGGTAAAAGGCAGTGGAGCAACAACGGGTCAGATAGTGTCATTTATAGAAGCAACAGATGGAGCAACAGCAAGTGGATTAGCGATACAGCTAAATGGTGCAACAGAAGTGTTGTATGGTACAGCAAGCTATAAAGTTACGAATTGGATGGTAGGAAATGTAGGGGCAGGGGTTACTCTTACGGTAGCGACTTCAAGTACTGAAGATGACCGTAAACTTTCTATTGGTACAGTATTGACGGGAGCAGATGCAGGGGATGACGCAGTCTGTTTTATATAAAAGAAATAAGGAGAACTAGGTATGATGTTTATTGGAGTAGGGAAAGTTTGGGACAGCAAGAGGAATGTTAATTTATGTAGTTTTGGGGTAAAAGGTGTATTAAACACTGAAGACCCTTATGTGATTCGGCGTTTACATGAACTAGGGTACGATGAAGCAAAAGAAGATGACATGGTTAATATTGAAATCTGTAATGGTATTCATGTGGATTGGAAAAACAAATATGATCTTGTTGTAGAAACGAACAGGGGATTGAAATCGGAAATGGTTGCTTTAAAGCAAGAGTATGCGGTGATGGAAAAACGCATAGCCGCTTTTGCAGAAGTAGTCGAAGTTCGGGCTGAAGAAAAACCAGACAAAGTTATTGCGGATTGGAGAGCTGATTTTTATGATATTGGTGGCAACTATGTGACGCGGGATTATTTGAATACAAGTGGGGTGAGTGCATTAAACAAACTCAAAACTTTTATCAAATCGCAAACAGGTGATGCCGATTTAAGGGCGATGAAAAAAGATGAGGCTATCACTGAGGTAACAAAAATCCTTAAAGAAAAGGAATTAATTTAATAATACATAGGGGGATGATTCATCCTCCTTTTTTTATAACAGGAGATAATAAATGATGTACACACTACGTGAGAAAACGCTGTTAAATGCAGTGGTAGCAAATACAACAGGAACAGAAATAAATGTCAGTTTATATGGGGCATTAACGTTTCAGGTAATAGCAACAGGCGGAACAGTAGGTGGAGTGGTAACTGTTGAGTGTTCACTTGATGGAGAAAATTGGGTAACATATAAGACATGGACACTTGCATCAGCAGGGACAGAAATATACGGTATGGATGGGCAACCAATGAAATATGTAAGGGCTAGTGTTAGTAGTTTTACTGACGGGGCTTTTAGTGTATTGATGTTAGCACGAGAGTAAAAGGAGCCTATAATGAGTTTTTTGCCAGATGACGGTACAGGAAAAGTTGATAGTACATCTTATGTTTCTTTAGCGTACGCAAATACGTACGCGGACTCTTTTTTCGATGAAACGAGTTGGCTTCTATGGGACGCACTTGCTGATAGTAGCAAAGAAAGGTACTTGAATAGAGCTACCCTTTATATTAATACCACATACACATTTGTAGGTGATAGAAGTAGTTCTACACAGAGTTTGGAGTGGCCACGGGACGATGCGTTCGACTCTGAGGGTGATGCAGTAACGGGTATTCCTTCAGCTATTAAACAAGCTACGGTTTTAGCTTCAAAAAGATTGTTAAACAGCACAGAATTGAGTCCCGACTTAGAACGTGGTGGAAATATTATAAGTGAGAAGGTAGACGTGATCACGATTGTATACTCACAAGGAGCATCAAGTTACACCAAGTTTACTGAGATAGAGAATTTACTTCGTACATCGGGGCTGATTGAGGCTAATAGAAATTCTATAGTCAATGCTCGCTTAACACTGAGGTAGCCATGGATTATGATGCACTAAAAACAAGAGTAAACAACTTAATAAAACGAAACACTAGTTTAACAATTAGTTTTACTAGACCTGCGTCTACTACGGCTGTGAAACAATATGACCCTGCTTCCGATACTTTTAAATGGTACACTAGTGGGGTAGAGGTGTCAGAGCCTACAGACACTACTTACACAGGGTACGTAATTGAAACTTATACGAGTGAGTATTTCAAAGCCAAGGGTTATGTACGTGAATCAGATCGTACATTTATTACTAATGGCGTACCGCGTATAAATAGAAATGAGGTTGTTACTATTGATGGCATTACATATACGGCTTATAGAGTAGCAACAGTGAATCCCGGTGGCACAGATGTATTATATAGAATTAGTGTGAGGGTATAATTTATGGGTAGTTTTAGGCATCCCGGAAGCAAGGGAGAAGCGTTTAGTAAACAGGCAACACTCAGTGTTGAAGGTATGCTAGGCACCATGAATAAGGTTATACAAGAAACTACTATTGAGTTATATGCTAGGGCAGTAATAAAGACACCTATTAAAGAAACTGATGCAATTAATTCATGGGGGGTTTCAGTTAATACTCCTGATGGGGCTAATAAATTAATGGTGTTGGACAACAATGAAAAAGAAAGTGTTATTCAGCAGATTAGTTCAGTGATTAAAGACACTAAATTAAGGGATAATTACTTTTTGAAAAATGATATTTATTATATACTTTTATTAGAAAATGGTGGCTATGATGGTATACCTATTCATAGAAATGACCCTTATCCCCCTTGGTATCCTGAGAGCAGGTATCCACGACCTTTTACACTATTGACATCAGGTAGAGGGGGCCCAATATCTAAAAAGGCACCAAAGGGTATGGTTAAAGTGACAATGTTAGAATCTGATGATGTTTTTAGAGACATGAGTACAAAATACGGGGAGTAAATAGTGGCAAATACGGCACAGAATGATATAATTACGGTAATGCAGACACCACTCGCATCGCTATCTACAATTAGTGCAAGTGATGTAGCATATATAAATGATGAGTACTCTCCGACAAGAGGCACGGCGTGGTTACAGACGTGGATGTTTTTCACTGAATCAACACAGGCATCATTAGGGACAACAGGACAGCAACGGTATGATGGATATATGCAGATAGATGTGAGTGTGCCTGTAGGAAATGGTCGCACTGATGTGAACCCAATACTAGCAGAGTTGATGACAGCGTATAAAAGAGGCACTACATTGACAAATGTTAATATAAGTGTAGAATGTAAACGTGCTTGGGAGAGTACGCCATATAGTGGTGAAGGTTGGTATGTCGTGCCCCTCAATGTTAGGTGGTACGCCTACACTAGTATTTAGTTAAGGAGTTTGAGGTAATGAATAAAGGGTACAGAGTTAGATTATACCCAAACAAACAACAAGAATCTCAAATAAACATAAATACAAACTGTTCTAGGTTTATATACAATGCTATGTTAGCAGAGCATATTGAGGTATACAACCAATTACAGGATGACAAAGAAGAATTGTATGCCTATAAGTATAAAAAAGCAAGTGAATATAAAGTAGATTTTCCTTGGTTAAAAGAAGCATCCTCATGGGCATTAAGTGAGTCGTGTAGGAATTTAAGTAGAGCATATGCAAACTTTTATCGTAATATAAAACAAGGAAAGAAAGGCGGGTTCCCTAAATTTAAAAGCAAAAAGGCAGTAAAGTGGAGTTATACAGAAGCCCAACAGAGAGGTGGTATTCGTATTTTAAATAATAAAATTCATTTACTTAAAATGGGGTGGGTAACTTTCAGGGGATTATCCAAAGACTTCCAAGGAATAATAAAATCTGTTACCGTTACTAAAACAAGAACTAATAAATATTTTGCTTCTATTTTAGTCGAGTGTGGTGATGTAAAAAGAGAAAGAGTTTCTGATAATGTTGTAGGAATTGATTTAGGGCTAAAAGAATTGGCAGTTTGTAGTAATGGAGAATTTATCACTGGCATAAAAGACAGAATGGCAGAGATAGAGAATAAAATAAAACAACAAAATCGCCATTTATCAAGAAAGAAATTAGGTAGTAATAGGTATGAAAAATGTAAATTACAATTAAATAAATTGTGGGAATATAGAAACAATTATTTGAGTCATTTTCAATGGCATTTAGTGAATAAACTTTGTAGTGAAAACCAAGCTATAGGGTTAGAGACTTTGAATGTTATAGGAATGAGAAAGAATAGAAAATTATCACATGCTATTCAAAATATTAATTGGGGGAGTCTAGTTAGCAAATTGGAAGAAAAGGCTAAAGAGTATAATACTGTTGTGTATAAAATTGACAGATGGTTTCCATCAACTAAATTATGTAGTAGTTGTGGTGCATTGCATGAAATGCGTTTAAGTGATAGAATATACTCATGTGGTTGCGGTAATGAAATAGACAGGGATTTGAATGCGGGTATTAACATTCGTAATGAAATGTTAGATAATATATCGTTGAAGAACAGCGATTACAGACGTGGAGAGACAGTAAAACCAGTGAGACTAGATTATGAAAGCGATGGTAGTTTTGTTGAAGCGTTAACTATGAAAATTGCATAAAGTATTTAGGCAATAAGAATGGATTTTGTAAGAGGGCGTGGGAAAGTACACCATATAGTGGTGAAGGTTGGTATGTTGTGCCGCTCAATGTTAGGTGGTACGCATATACATCAATATAAAAATTTTAGCTTTGGAGGCATAAAATGAGTGAGTTTAGTTCAGGGTCACAGAGAGACCTATATTATAAAGAAGAGACAGTATATGGTGTAGTTGAAGGTGGAGTAGCTACAGGATTTACTGAAATACGAAATACTGAGGATTCTATCAGTTTAGTGCGTGATAATTTCGTATCAGATGAGAGACGCGGTGACAGAGGTATCCACGACATGAGGTTGGGAAATAAACAGCCCGCAGGGGATATCGGGTTTGAGTTTAGTTATGAGGCATTTGATGACTTTTTAGAAGGTGCACTTTGTAGTGATTGGGGGGCAACTACTGCTAATGTATTGGAGAAGGGTGTTGTTTTTCATTCTTATTCAGTGGTAAAAGCTTTTTCTGATATTTTAGAGTATCAGTTGTATCCCGGTGGTGTAGTAAACACTATGTCTTTGGATATTAATCCAAATGCGATGGTAACGGGTTCATTTGGCATGATTTTTCAAGATATGTCTAATGGTACGGGGGTTTATGTAGATACCCCTGCGGCTTCAACTACCAACACACCTTTCGATGGTTTCACAGGTACAATAGAAGAGGGTACAGAAGCAGGGACAACAATAGCAGTTGTTTCTTCACTGAGTCTGAGTTTAGACAATGGATTTGAACGAAATTTTGTATTAATGAGTAATAAGAATCCACAGGTCACATGGGGAAAATCAAATGTAACAGGCAGTATGGTATTATATTTTGAAGACACCGATGAGTATGATAAATTTGTAAATGAAACAGAATCAGGCTTAACAATTACTTTAGAGGATTTACATACAGGAACATCAGGTAATAAATATAAAATTAGGCTTCCACGTATCAAATATACGAGTGCAGATGCTCCGGTAAACAGTGATGGTTCAGTTATGATTACTATGAATTTTCAAGCACTTGATGATGAATCAGTAGCTGACGGTGGGATAGCAACAAACATACAGATTACACGTATTGTTGCAGTAGCATAGGGGGTAGAGCATGAGCGATTTTAGTTCAGGGTCACAAAGAGACCTATTTTACACATTAGAAGATAGCTTTGGTTCAGGGCCTAGTGTTCTGAATATGGCTGAGATAAGGAATACTGAAGACTCCATTAGTTTAGTACGAGACAATTTTGTTTCTGATGAACGGCGTGGTGACAGAGGTATTCATGATATGCGGTTAGGCAATAAACAGCCTGCCGGTGACATGGGATTTGAATTAAGTTTTGATGAATATGATAGATTGATGCCATTAGCACTTTGTAGCGATTTATCTGCAAATGGTATTACTACTACGAATATGACAGCAACGTATATAGATGCACCTACAGGAGTTATGACTTCAACAGGTGAAACATTTGTAACAAAGGGATTTGAAGTAGGGGATAAAGTAGTTACAACGGGTTGGAGTGATGGTGGAAACAATGGCACATTTACTATAAATGCAGTTACTGAAGAGACTATGACGCTTTCACCTATTACCGGTTTAGTAACAGTGGCAGTAGGAGATGCAGAAGCAACAGTAGATTTAGCGGCATGGAGTCCATGGACAGCACCTTATACTGATTTATCGGTATCGGTAGTAGCTACGATAACAGTAAATACATTTGTAAGAGCAAGTGGTAGTTGGATAACAGACGGCGTAAGAGTTGGGGATGCAATAACAACCACAACTTTTGATGTTGAAGCAGGAAACAATTTAACTACTTATGTAACTGCTTTATCAGCATTGACTATGACGGTAGCAGGAGCACTTACAACTGCTATTGCAGATGTAGGGGTTTTCAACACAACTGCAAGAGAAATCAAGAAAGGAACAACGGTAAGAAGTTTAGTTCTTGAAAAGGCCTTTACAGACATAGCGGAATATCAGAAATACACGGGTGGGATTGTAAACACGTTGTCATTAGACATCAATCCAAACGCAATTGTAACAGGCTCCTTTGGGATGCTTTTCAAAGATGCGGTAAACAGTACATCAGCATACCATAGTGGAACCCCTGTAGCAACAAGCACCAACAGACCTTTTGATGGATTTAGTGGGTATATAAATGAAGCAAATGCCGCAAACGCACTTGCAAGTGGATTAAGCATTAGTTTAGACAATGGATTTGAACGAAACTTTGTATTAATGGCAAATACTTGTCCACAAATGACAAGTGGTAAATCAAACGTAACAGGGAGTATAACTTATTACTTTCCTGATCAGACGCTTTACAACAAGTTTGTTAATGAAACAGAATCTAGTTTAGAGGTACGACTAGTAGATGATGACTTAGAAGGATTTATTGTTACATTACCAAGAATCAAATACACCAGTGCGGATACACCAATCAACAGTGATGGAGCTGTTATAAACACAATGAATTTTCAAGCACTTGATGACTCAACAGAAGCATCAAACATAATTATTAGGAGACAACCTACGGCATAGTTTGTGGGTATAGATATTAAACAATAGGAGAAACAGATGGTAGATTTAAGTGGATTTTCGGTAAAAGAATTATCGAACGAAGGCGTAGAATTTAAACTTATGGACGACTTTGGCATAATTGTCGAAGCAGGTGAAGAGGTTCCAATTGACTTCGTTCTATATGGAGCTGATGCAAAGAAAGTTTCAAAAGCACGAGCTGTATACAATGCTGTGTTAGAGATTAAGAATGTCAAACCACACAAGAAAGAAGCGGCATCGATGGTATTTATCGGCGCATGTGTAAAATCATGGACTGATTTCAAATATGCAGGTGGAGATGTGGTAAATGGTGATGTGAATGCGTTAACAGCATTTTTAGAAGATTGCCCGATGTTCAGAGATCAGATTATCGAATTTGTATTTGAGCGTGAACATTTTTTAGCTCGCTGAGACAGCAATTACACGAGGCTGTCGATGCAAAAATAGAACTAACGTACCCAAGAAAAGACGGTACTATAGCATATGATCATCTTATACAGGTAGAAAAATCAACAGGGAAACGGGATACTTTATTAGATAAGGTATCCCCTCCTATATGCTATGCAGATATTTGGGAAATGTATTGGAGAATTAGGAGAGGGGAGGCTTTGCAATGTAGTGAAATACTTGCATATAGAACCTTAACGGATGAAGAAATAGGAAGGTATGAGACAAATTTGTTGTTGATGATAGATGGTTTCGTTGCTTCTAAAATAGAAGAGAAACGAAAATCCTCTAGTTAAATAAAGGGTAGGTTATGGCTGAAGAGAGAAATGTTCTCATATTTGAGATAAAAAAAGTTGGTGTTGACGCCGCCAATAAAGCTTTAAAAGAATACGTAAAACTCTCTAAAGAAGCAGATGCTGTTAAGAACAAATCTTCTGATGGTGGTAAGACTCCTTTTACTAAAGCCGCTTCAGAAGCAGGACAATACGGTTCTGCACTAGAAAAATTAAATTCAATTCAAAAAACCTCTATGAGCATTGAAGAAAAGCTTGCAGGTGTAAAAGCTTCATATATTTCTAAGATACATGAATATAATGCGGCAATAAAGAAAGGTGTTGGTGTTGCAGAGAGTCAGCTCATACAATCACAAAAACACAATGAGCATTTAAAAGGGCAAGTTGCGAGAATAGATAATGTACGTTCAGCAGAGATACTATTGCAGAATACTTTCAAAGCAGGACTTCAGGTATTCCAAGAACATAGTGATGCTATTACTCTAATGAATCAGCGTATTGACAGTTTAAATCCCGGTGTAAAACGGCTTACTGAAGTGTGGCATGCAAAAACAGCAAATGAGCTATTAGGGGCTAAAGCTACACGAGAAGCAGATATGGCAATTGGTATGCTTGAAAAGACACTCAAAGGGACTACCGATGCGTTAAAACGTCAAGAGATTCAAGAAAAGATAGCTATATTAACACAAAAGAAAGCAACCGCAGGGGTGTTACAGAACGTACAGGCACAAAAACTGTGGAGAGATCAAGAAGCTAGTAAAACTCGTATTATTACACAGGCTAATGATGTATTGAAGAAATACAACTTAACCCTGAGAACAATGGATAAAGAGTTAAAAGTAGCTAAAGATGGTGTTGCTAAACTCACAGTTATGTTTCGACAAGAGAATAGTATTATTGATGGAGCTAGTAGTGTTTTAGCAACATATGATAAGCGCTTGATAAAAGTACGTACTGCTATTAGTAAAAGCACTGATGCACTTAAAACAGAGGCACTAGCATTAAGAGAAAAGGCACTTGTTGAAGCACGTGGGAACACAGTATTAGCTAAAAGAACAGCACTAATGAAACTCGCAAACACAAAGGAAAAACAAAGTGAGCTTTTGTTAAAAGATGCTAGTGTAGCTATTGTTACTTATAATGATAAAATAAAGAAACTTGTCAAAAGTATCCAAGACGAGCATAATGTGATAAAGAAAGTCACAACCGCTAACAAGGCATTAAGACAAGCTCGTATTGAAGGGGCAAATTTAGCTAAATACTATGCTACTGAGCTTGATAAAGTTGAGAAAGAATTAAAACAGAACATGAGCGCGGAAAAACGTTTGGCAGTGGAAATGAGGCAACGAGCACTTCAGGAAGCTAAACTAAATGCAGGAGTAGCAAGTACTAGTGGGTTGTTAAAGATAAAACGTATGCGACTTGATGCACTGTCTAAGAGTTTTAATACCGCTAGTCAGGCAATGAGGCGTTTTGGGCGAATTATGATACGATATGTGACAACTACTATGGTAGCGGCATTGGCTCAAGGGGTAAGGTTTGCGGCAAACATTGAAGCACAAACAGTACGATTTGGTGTATTGACAGGTAGTTTGGAAAAAGGTTCTCGATTGTTCCAAGAGATAATAGCATTTAGTGCAAAGACACCATTTTTGTTACCTCAGTTAGATCAAGCCGCACAGGTATTGTTAGCGTTTGGTTCACCGTTAAAAGATGTAATGAATGAATTGCGGATGTTAGGTGATGTAGCACAGGGTGATGCTCAGAAACTAGAGCGTATCGCCACATCTTTTGGTAAAGTACGAGCTCGTGGAACCGCACATATGAGAGAGTTAAATCGTTTCATCATGAGTGGTGTACCTATTATTAGTGAGTTGAATAAGCAGTTTGGTTTAACTGGAAATACATTATTCACTATGATACAAAAGAATCAAATTAGTTTTGATAATATCAATAAAGCTTTTAAGAGTATGACCGCAGAGGGTGGTAAATTTTATAAGATGACTGAAAATGTGGCTAAAACATTGGAAGGTCGTTTTAGCACCGCCGTGGATAATATGAATTTGAATCTAGCACGACTTGTTGAAGACTTCACTCCTAAATTAAAGAGATTACTTGAACAGTTTATCGATTGGTCACAGGCGTTTAGAACGTTGGATAAAGATGCACGTAAAGCACTTGTAACTACTATGGCAATAACTGCGGCTATAGGGCCTGCGTCAATAGCAATAGCGGGTGCGGTTAAACTAATCGGTAATGCTATGGCGGGAAATTGGGCGGGAGTAGTCATTGCAGGTATAGCTCTAATCGCCTCTTTTGTTGGTTGGGCGGTACTGAGTAAGAAAATGGGGGATATAAGTGCCAAGGCACTTGCTCTCAAAGAAAGCACAGAAAAACTAGCAAAGGCACAAGGATTCCAAACGAATATGATTCCCGGATTAACTGAGGAAATGTATGATTTGGCAAAAGCTTATGACGCTTATGGAATGGCGATGGCACAAGCGAATGAAAGAGTAGCAATAAAGAAAAAGATAGACTCAGGGGATGTACTTACTACGCAATTGAGGGGTGCCTTTAATTTAATTCGAGACATGGAAGATTTTAATATAACTGTTGGTATAAACTATAAGTGGTATGATTTTAATGCAAAAGGGTACTTAGCAGGCTCTCTAAAGAAATATTTAGGGGAACTACAAGAAACTATTCCTGAATCAGAAACTATAATTTCACAAGCAATTAGCGAGGTATTGGGAACAAATAGAAGTCTTGAGTCTCTGAGTACATCTGACTTAGAGATGTTTACTATAGCAGATTGGAAGGCTTTGGGTGCTAAACTCTCTACAATAGTGGGCAAAGACTTAGATGAATTTAAGGGAATTATTGAAAAGAATTTAAAAGCGAGATTTGATTATATTGGTACAGATGCTTGGATGAGAGAACTACTTGGTATTTCTCCTGAAGACGCACTAAATGATTGGGGATTAGCAGTCTCTGAGGGGCTTTCAAAGATAACAGGGGATGTAGATACTGGTCTTATAGATTTAGCCTCAGGGATTAGTAGGACACAACAGTTACTTACTTCCTTACCTGAGATGTTAAAAGCAACTATTAAAGGGTTAAGAAGTGGGGAAATAAAAGAGTCTGTTTGGAAAACCGATTTTGTGGGGGCATTAAGTATTGAAGACGCGGTTTACCAAGCAAAACAGGCTACAGAAAAAGCAGTAACAGATTACAGTAATTACTTACGTGACATATTTTCTATGCGTTTATTTCAAATACAAGATGAGAGCATGATTGACAATTATATATCTTCTATATTAGGGATTACTGATGAGAAAGATATAAAGAAACAGTTACAAACACAGCTAGATGGATATGCAGATGAATTTAAGAATATTGGGTTAACCACGCAGGAATTAATGGTTCTTGATACAGGGGGCAAGTTAGAAAATGAGTTAAAGCAAGACCTTGTAGATAAAGTTATGGCTTCTGCTAAAGTAGCTAACGATGAATTAAAGACGTTGTTAAAAGCAGAAGAAAAGATAGATTTGTTCAAAGCTTTCTTTGATAATGATATAGATTCATTTATTAACAATATGCAGATCGATGCTCTTGCAGAGGAGTTATATAAGGAACTTAGCTCTATGGATTTTGTAAATGCTGACCCACTTAGTGAGGGCTTTGCAGAGGCAATTACTATGGGATTTGAGAACATGGATTTGACATCAGCACAACAGAAACTTGTGGATAGAATAGATACCTTATACAAAGAGGCTCAGTTTGATACTAATGCATTATTTGAAAATATTTTTGGGACATCCAAGGATTGGGACACATATTTAGATGAAATAGCATATGAGGCAACACTACAGGATTTTAAAACACAGTTTATGAAGGTATCTAGGATGCTTCAAATATCTCCGCTAACACTCATGACGAGTATTAAAACAGAGGGTGGGGTAGATGTAGAATCTTTGTTAAAGAACAATCCCGTACTTACAGTAGATACAGAGGGGACTGCTGAGATAGGAAATACCCTTGGGGCTTTTGTGCTTGAGGCAGGGGATGTTATTGCTAACGCTAGTATAGAAGCGGGTAATACGATTGCTACTGCTATCATGACCGCTGTGAATGGAACACAAAAGACGAGTAACTATGCAGTTGACGAATCTAAGATGATACAAGTGGCAGGTGCAGGGGATATGGCATGGCTACCTGATTACTTTGCAGAAGGTAATAATAGTACTTCTGATATCTCTCTTGATACGCTGTTTCCTACTGATGTTCTTGATGAAGAAGTAACAACAGCAATCGAAGAAGCAATGGGAGGTACTTCTACGTTTTTGTCAAAGGTTGTAGATAAAGTAGTTTCTTTCTTTTTAGGAATCAAGAATAAAGTAGAAGCTTTAGATTTATCAAGTTTTGATATTGATAAACAACTTGCGGAGCAAGGTGATGGCTTATTTAGTGATTGGAGTGCATGGAGTATAGGGTACAGGGATAATTTCTTTAAAAAGATAAAAGATTTCTTTTTAGGAATCAAGACTAAATTAGAATCTATGAAGATAACAGAAGCAGATATTTCTCTTGATACAATGATTCCTACGGATGTTTCTGAGAAAGAGTTAACAACAGCAATTGACGAAGCAATGGGAGGTACTTCTGCGGTTTTGTCAAAGGTTGTAGATAAGGTAATCACTTTCTTTTCAGGGATCGAGACTGAAGTAGAAGATATAGATTTATCGGGATTTGATATTGACAAGCAACTTGCGGAGCAAGGTGATGGCTTATTTAGTGATTGGAGTGCATGGAGTATAGGGTACAGAGATGATTTCTTTAAAAAGATAAAAGATTTCTTTTTAGGAGCAAGGACTGTAGTAGAAGATATAGATTTATCAGGATATGATACGGTTTCTGATGAAGAGTTAACAACAGCAATTGACGAAGCAATGGGAGGTATTTCTGTACCTGACGGAATATTAGCGTTTATCACTGCAAGTTACGAGAAGATTAGTGGTATTAATAAGAGACTAGAGAACACCGCAACTGCTGTTGACAGTATTGATACAATTGCTTTAGATAATCAGGTAGAGATGCTAGGTGCTACATCGACTAAATTGTATGACGCTATGCAAGTGGCTATGGATAGTGCAGTTATTGCCTCAGACGGAAGTCTTGGTTTTGTTGAGGATGTCGGGTTATTGTTTGGTACTATGGGTGATGATGTGTTAGAGTTACGTCAGAAGACATTAGATGTACTTACTTCATCTGCACAGTTACTTGCAGACGCTATTAAGGCTGTAGAACTTGCCACAGGGATTGATTTAGGAATGACCGCCCTTGATTTTTCGGGAATTAACATAACTGATATTGACTTTGCTGATAAGATTAATACTTTATTGGAAGAGGTTAATACCGGATTTACTACACTTAGTGTTAAAATTAGTGAAATGGATGAGGAAAAGCAACAACTCGCATATACGGCATTAGCTGGGTTTGTTGACCAATACAATGCAATAATGACACAGATAAGTGAATTGCAAAATGAATTTCCTGATGTGGTAAAGGTTCCTATGGCGGGGGCACTCCCTGCTACAGAGACTACTGCGTTAGCTGAAATAGCAACTAGCATGGGAGACCTTCTTTCCCCTAGTATAACCCCACTAATTACTGCAATAGAAGAGAATACAGCGGCTCTATTAGGAAATGGGACAGGTGGGGGTGGAGCAACAGTTACTCCTCTTACTCCTGAGCAAATACTAGAACAATTAGCCATCGCAGAAGATTTACTTCTACAGTCTCGTGTAGCGACATTAGGGGACTTTGGTAAAGGGGCTTATGAATGGTTAGAAAAGTTAAATGTAAGTGAAAAGGAAGCTCTTGCAGGGGCTGAACTACTCCAAGGTGTATATGAAGACATAGGTCAGGTACTTGCACAAAGCCTAACTCCTGCGTTAGAAGAGATGGGGCAAGCGTGGGCAGAGGGAAATGGAGGATTGGGTGATAGTTTATCTAGTGTTATGTCGGCAATGACAGACGCCCTCCCCGGATTACTTATCAATGCAGGATTAAGAGGGCTGATAGATAGCGGTTGGACTAATCCTGTTGCATGGTCGATGTTAGCCGTAGGGGGAATTGGTGCAATTATTTCAGGAGCTGTAAGTGGAGCCGGTGGAGAAACCCCAATAACAGGCGGCGCATCAACAATAGGGCTGGCAAAAGGTGGAATAGTAAACAGCCCACAACTTGCTATGATAGGCGAAGGCGGAGAACCTGAAGCAGTTGTACCATTAAGCAGAGCAAATGATTTTGGATTTGGTGGTGGAAATGTAAACATAGTAGTGAATAACAACTCGAATGTTGAAGTAGAAACACAAGAAACAACCGGTGCTGATGGGTCTAGACAGATAGAATTTATGATATATGACACAATGAAAAAGGGCATGAATAGTGGAGAACTTGACAGCTCTATGGGTAGTAATTTTGGTATTAGTAGACAGGGTAGGAGATAAATATGAGTGCATGGCCAGCAACATTACCACAGTATGTTAATCAAGGTGGGTACAGTGAGATAAGAGCAAAGGCAAAATTAGAAACAGAGATGGATAGCGGACCTGTTGTTATGAGGAACTTATTCAATGCAGTACCTACTACATTTAATATAGTGATGACAATGAGTACGGCGCAAGTAGCAACATTAGAGGATTTCTACGGTGCTACTACATATAATGGTACAGCACAGTTTACTTGGATACACCCTCGTACAGGGGTATACCCAACTACTATGCGATTTATAGGCAATCCTCCTAAGATTAGTTATAAATCATATGATTATTATAATGTGAGTTTTACAGTGGAGATAACCGCATGAGAACTTTAAGCACTGATTTTAAAACAGATGCAAATGGACAACAGATTTCCACAGTATTTTTCACATTACTTACTATAGGATATGTAACAGGTACAGGCAGTGCTAGTTGCTCAGTAGATGATAGTACAAAGGTTGTTACCACAACTACAGCCAATTGGGTTACACTAGGAATAGTAGCGGGAGACACTATTACTTTTACGGGGTTTAGCAACGCGGCAAACAACGATACATTTGTAGTAACGCTTGTTACAGCAACAGAGCTTACATTAGGGAATTCTACTACGCTTGTTACCGAGGGGTCAGCCACGATTGGGTATTCCTTTAAAACAATATTAAGGATAGTGAATAACCACGCATCAGTAACTTCAAACAGCAATGTATTTAGTGCTTTTGCATTTCAGTTTACTATGCCACAGGAAGGCGAAGGACGGCGTTCAGCTAAACTAGTAATAGACAATGTAGATCGTAGTCTATCTGCTTTTGTGTTAGATGCAGGACTTGTTGACATGACGGTAACAGAACAACTTATACGTTCAAGCGCGTTAGACACCATAGAGATTGAACGTTCATACATATTACGTGATGTAACAATTACTCGTAAGGTTATCAGTGGTGAACTTATTTACCAACAGTATTTACATGATGCATTTCCTAAATTAGTGAAAACACCTGCATTATTTCCCGGTGTATTCTAGTGGATTTCATAAAATATATAGGTATCCCATATAAACTAGGTGGGCGTAGTTTTGAAGCATGTGATTGCTATGGACTCGTATACTTGTTTTTATTGTCTCAGGGGTATACATTGCCTTTATATGACATAAGCTATACAATGGATGATAGAGAACATTTAATAGATGTGAACCAACCATTATTATGTGGCAAACAAGTGGACATACCTACTAGTAATGCCGTGTGTTTATTTTATAGAGGGCTACATCCTGTACATATGGGTGTTTGTACCAATAACGGAATATTACATACTACAGAAAGTTACAATAGTGTGTTTGAGCCATTAACATCTATGTATTTATCAAGATATAGGAAGAAAGAATTTTACTTGATAGATGACGTGTACAGAGGAGCATAGCGTGATAACAGTTACTATACAGCCAAATCCCTTTAAACAAGAAAAGTTTGTACGACAGTATGATGTGGGGCAATCTATTGCTGAAATCTATGATGCACAGAATATGGATGTATGTATAGCGTCTTGTCTTATTTTTATTAATGACATTTCTATTATCGATTACACACTTATACCAAAAGATGGGGATATTGTTGTTATAAAAGCGTTGCCTGAAGGTGAGGGAGATGGTGCTTTTATAGGTGGGCTTGCAGGAGCAGGGGCTATCCTTGGTATCGCCGCTACAGTACTTACTGGTGGTGCGGCACTATTTTGGATAGGGGGTATGGCACTAGTTGGTGGGCTTATCGGATTGGGTATAACTGCGGTTATACCTGATGAAGTTATAAAAGAGTACTCACTTACTGCAAAAACAAATGATAGTGAGCAACATAAAATTGTACCAGTATTATATGGAAAAAGTAAATTCACTCCGAGCTATGGGGGTAATGACTACACCACTAAGGTAGATACTGATGTGATTGTAGACGAAAAAGCGGTACAGGATACTTATTTACATCAGCTCTATGTATTAGGGTATCATCCCACTGTTATTGAAAACATAAAAATAGATGACAATGTGCTCGCGGAAACAACTACTATCAGTGCAAGTGTTGCTTTTAATTCAGGTGGTACTATGACGGCTGTAGGTGCGTTTGACACAGCTTCTAAAATGTATGACAATGCTTATATATCTGTAGTAGGTAGTGTTGAGAACGACAGACAATACACCGTAGATTCTTTTACTGATGACGTATTAACCGTGACTCCGATTGAAGGGGCATCAATGTCTACTGAAGGGGCTGTAGCAGTTGTTATATCCTTTCTTATAGTAGATGGTGCTAATTGTGTATATGATGATGTAAATGTACAACTAGTAGCTGATGGTGTTTTAGGTACTGCCATCAATCCCACTAAAACAAATTATCCTTTTCAAACACGACAAACAAGCATAAATAAAGTATGTAGATATAATTCTTATCAGTACTACACTACTCCTGACAATATAGCAAGTATTGATTTAGACATGGGTTTTCTGAGTGGGTTGGGGCGATTAAAAAGCAGTAGTAATGACAAACTGTTTAAAGTCAAGGTACGGTTCACTATCGAAGCCAAACGTGCGGGGGATGATGATACTGCGTGGGTAGAAATATTACGTACAAAAAACTACAAAGGCGCAACAACAGAGCCTTACACATTTACAGAAACCCTTGCTCTTGCTGACAAGTTTGGTGAAACTCGTGGGCAATATAGTATTCGTATAAATAAATTTAAAGTACAGTCTCAGTACATTACTTGGTTGGGTGCAAAAAGTTGGAAAGAACTGAGCACAGGTAGCGAGGATGTAAAAGCAGGACTAGTGTTAGACACGCTTACCTTAATTTCTGCTAAAACCAACATGGTGGATGAAGATGGAGTTAAGATTTCTCCTATAGACACTACTATAGGTGCAGACTTATTGTTATTAGTATTGAAAATAAGAGCTACGAACCAACTCAGCGGTGCAATAAACACATTAACGGTAGAAGGAAATCGTTGGATTAGTGATTATGATGCTGGCACCTCTACATGGATAGTACGTGAAACAAGCAATCCCGCATCTATATTTGTAGATGTACTTACCAACACTAAACTAGCACAGCATCCCACAACATACAACAGTATTTATTTTGATACCACAAGCATAGAAACGTGGCATGATTGGTGTGATGCCTCTTATGAAGCAACATACGGCACAACTACTCGTGATTTTCAATACATGTGCAATGGAGTACTTTTTGACAGCACTACGGTTGCAGACGAACTACAAAGAATAACAAGTGTAGGGCAGTCAACATATGGCTTAATTGATGGACGTTACCAAATACAGCAGTTAGTTGCTAAACCCACTCCTGTACAAATGTTTACATCTCGTAATATAGTCAAAGACAGTTACAGTGCTACCCGTACTTTTAATGATATACCCGACAATGTACAAGTGAGTTTTGTAAATGAATCCACAGGGTATTTAATTGATACCGTAAACACAAATAGCAGTCCCACCACAACACAGAGTATAAATTATCAATACGTGACAGATTATGGACAAGCATACGCTCTTGCTAAATTTGTAGAAAACAGCTTCCAAGCCCAAGTAGTGGGTTATCGTTTCAGTGCAGGTATAGATGCGTTAGTGGCTACAAAAGGTGATAGGGTGCTATTACAGCATGACGCTACCTTAACAGCCCTCAGTAGTGGACGCATTACTGCTTTAATAACAGATGCAGGTGGACTGCTTACAAGTATTACTGTGGATGAACCCGTGTTAATGACAACCGGCACAGATTATGGAATCACTATTAGAACCCCTAGTAATTTATTAGATTATGATGTGGTTACAGATGACGGATACCAAACTACTATAGATATTAAAGCGCCTTCTGATTACTCATCTTACACACCTCATGGAATAGCAGTAGGGGATTTATTCTCATACGGATTGACAGGTAGTGAAACCGAAGACCTAGTTATTACAGATATTCAATATGATAGTCGTATGCAAGCAAATATTACCTGTGCGGCGTATATAGCATCTATTTATGATATAGCCTCAATAACGGTTTACGAGTCAAAAACTACAAAAGCTAGTAGTGATCAAAGCAGATCGTTGAGTGTGCTTAATGATGTACACGCGAATGTAGATGAAACACTAGATAAAATAATAGCTGTACAAAACACACCTGATAAACAAATGTTTCAAACACGTCCATCCACTCCTTATAGCCAAGGAGATGTTTGGCTTCAAGGTGCGGGGATGTATGACTGTGTTGTTGATAAAATAGATTCAGAGGTTTTTGCTCAATCTGATTGGCGAGCCCGTGCTACAAACACTTTTGAGGTGTTGAACAAAGATACTTTCAATGAACCCACACCGAGTCACAGATGGGCTATGGTGCCCGGTGATGCACTGCCTTATAATTTATTGACAACAACTACGCATTCAGTGACTTCCGGTGATGGAACCAAGGCTAATTTCTTAATTGATGCCACTCCGGCTACAGCTTGGGATGGCACTACTACGCTAGAGGCAGTTACTGTTGAGGCTACGGGTGCATCGAATATTGTTACTAAAGGGAATTTTACAAGTGCCTACGCTGTTGGCAGGTACGCTTTGTCAGGTTACATGGGAATCACGTATACAAATTTGGTTGATACCCCAAGCGTACCCGTTACTCAAGATATCAATTTAACAGATACTGAAGTGTATGTCATTGCCTGCCATCGTGGAACTATTTCTGCCGCAGGATATGCGGGTACAGCTAGTGAAGGTAGCCCTCTAACAATAACAGCTACTGCTACAGCGACGGTAGAATTCACAATATCCGCTGATTGCCTATTTCCAAGCGTAACGAACACGTTATTTTTAGTACCGTATGTAGATGGAGTATTTGCAAATCATAGTGATAGTAGTATAACAGTATCGGGTACAACCCTGACTGTTACGACAAATATAGTAAATATTCCAAGTGATGCGTCCTACGGTGGCGTGTTTGCGGTTGTCGGCGACATTAATAATTATATTAGCGTTTATATGGCCTATAATGAGATTTACATTGATATAATGGCTGATGGAAATCAAATTATAGATACTATAGCTACGGCAACAACAGGTACAGTTGTGTTTGAACTAGACTGGACAACAGGGGTAATCATTTCAGTTAATTATTCGCCCGCCGAATTCTTGGAGTACGGAGATATTTACGGCTGGGATGAGGGAGATGGGTCTATAAACGGCTATGGTTTCGATGATAGCTACATTGGTTATGGAGATGGAAATTTGAATTTTACAACTTTGCTTACAGCTCTCACGCTGGGCTTAGATTATGCAGGTACTAAATATTTTAATAATGTTGTTAGTGAAGTCGAGAACTAGGAGATAATATGCATAAACTAGAACAAAGAATTCCTTTTGAAGTGGCTAAAAAACATGTTGATGACTTATTTTCTGCTACTGAATTAGCGTGTATGTATCATGTTTCTGCACAGTATATTAGAACATTATTTGTGGGGTATGGGTTACGATTTAATCGTATGACAGATAAGAAACAGACTATAGCTCTTATGGGACGGCGATTTGGTAAATTACTTGTACTTAAACGTACAAAAACAGATAGTCCGTGTCTCTATTATGAGTGTATTTGTGATTGTGGTACTGTAAAGGCAATTAAATCATATCATTTACTAAATGGTAGTGTTACACATTGTGGCTGTAGTAGGGAGCCAAAACTCAAGCCACTTTTAGTGGAGGCGTATAGGAAGAGGGCACTAGTACATGTGGGAGAGAAATTAGGTAGACTTACTATTACTGGTATAGAACATGCTACTAATAAGGATGGGACAGGTAAGTGGAGTATGGTATGTCTGTGTGATTGTGGAGGTACTGTTTCTGTTGAGTATTATAAATTGAAATCAGGGTGGACTTCATCATGTGGTTGTATATTAAAAGAAATTATGAGTAAAAAAGGAGCACCTCCTTTAAGTATGTATGGGAATAAACGCAAATGGTATTTTATCCAAGATGGCAGAGAAGTGCGTTGTAGAAGTGGTTTTGAGGTGTTGTATGCAAATTATTTATCAGAAAATAATATTCCTTTTTTGTATGAGCCCACCACCTTTAAAATTACACCCACTTCTCGCTATACTCCTGATTTTTATAGAATAAAAGATAATACTTATGTTGAAATAAAAGGGGCGTTTTTAATAGGTAAAAACGGTATGGGACAAAAAGAAAAAATAGCTATTTTTAGAAAAACACATAAGCTTGAATTGCTATTTTGGGATGACATTGTGTCTGTTTGTGAATTAAACCACAGATGCTATAAAACTTATTTCTGCCATGCAAAGAAAGCCAATATATCAATAGAGCACTACCTAGCAAAGAAATTATATATATGTTAGTGTACAGAGAGGTGATACAATGAGCACAGTAGTGAGAAGTATAACAACAGAAAGTGTATCTGTAGCAGGTATTACTTTTGATAATATGAGTACAATTTTTGGAACGGAACAAACCTACGGGTGGGACACGAGCGAATATGGTGTGGACAGTATAGCATACGGTTTCGTGTCATATGAACTTTCTGAGGGAGAACCAACAGTATGATAAGCGATTTTACGAGAAAAACAACGGTCACTTTTGATGGAACGGTAACAGTAGATGGTGTAGCCACGGCTCTCTCAGTTCTCGATGTTGTTACCCTCATCGTAAAGACTAATTATGATGACACAGACGCAGAGGCTATAATAACAAAGGTAGCAACGCACTTAGAGGCAACAGGTGGTGTGAGGTTTTCATTAACAGTAGCTGATACTACAGTGGATGCAGGTGATTTTCATTCACAGATAAAATGGGTTCATAATGAAACTGATGTGTATATATTAGAGACGACAAGAATCACCATTAGTAAAAGAATTTTTGATTAATATAAATAAGAACAGTAATTCGTTACTGTATAAGGAGCTATAGATGATAAAAAAATATTCGGAGAACCCAACCGAGACTACAGTACCTACCCTAGCATCAACAGAATATATGGGGTATGAGACTGCCGCTGATGGAATGACTAAAATAAAGGCATCTGTAATTGGTGCAAAGATAGTGCTAGATAATCTAATAAACAATGTAACCGCAGGTGGGACTAGTAAGGCACTTACAGCCGAGATGGGGTTGCAACTCGAAACAGAAACAATAGCACTCGCCACAGAACTAATCCGTGTATACGACAACACGCTAACACTTGTATCATTAGCAGTTACAACTACTGACCCCGGTGGGCACTCCGCAAATCGAGCATGGATAGCCACAGAAGCTGGAACATATACTGATTTTGGTTCACTTGTATGTACTGTTGGTCAAATCATAGTAGATGATGGAGCGGCTTATACAGCAAATGATGTAGACGCTAGGATTGTTGTTAATGAAGCAAATGTTGATATTCTCAAAGGGGTTGGCTGGACGGATGAAACAGTCAAAGGGAATGCAGATGATATTTTAGACCTCGAAACACGCATAACAGCAATAGAACAAACACTGCCGACACTTGGTATAAAATTTGAGTCACTTCCTGCTGTTACATCCGGCACTCGAATGGCAGGTGCATCAAGTTTGACATTCAGAGTTAACTCAGGCTCAATGGATTTAGACGCTTACCCTGCA